CCCCCGGCCCCCCCCCCCCCCCCCAAGTGGGGGGGGGGGGGGGGACCACCTCGGCCACGTGTCCGTCGCTCATCTGTCGGGTGGCGTACCTCACGCCTCCGCCCTCTTGGGCAGGTCAGCCCGCCGCTTGCGCCAGGTGCCCTCCTCGGCTGGCTTGCAGCTGCCCCAGTCCTCTCCAAACTCGATGTCGACCACCACCGGGACGCGGAGCTGAAAGTCCTCCATCTTCTCGCGGAGCACCCGGTTGAACCGGCCCCGGGCGCGCTTCTCCCGGGGCACGCTGAAGTCCAGCTCGTCGTGGACGGTCAGGTGCATGGGCGTCGTCTCCCAGTCCAGGCCGTCGGCGACGGAGATCATCGCCTTCTTCATCAGGTCGGCCGCGCTGCCCTGGAGCAGGGCGTTGAGCGCCTTGTGGGTGTGGGCGTAGCCGCGGCCGCGCTTCTCGAACCGGCGCTTCCGCCCGCCCCAGGTGACGATGTAGCCGCGCTGGTTCGCCCGGCGGTCGGCGCGGTTGTAGAGGCGGCTCACCTCGGGCAGGCGGTCGTGGTACTCCTCCAGGAGGAGCGCCGCCTCGTGGAGGCTGACGCCGAGCTTCGCGGCCATCAGCTTCTTGCCCATCCCGTAGACGATCCCGAAGTTGATGTTCTTGGCCGGGCGTCGCGGGATGCCGACCAGCTCCGCGCATATCTGGTGGAAGTCGATGTCCGGGTCCTCGTTGTAGGCCCGGGCGAGCTGGCCGCCGGCGTAGTGGGCCAGGTACCGGAACTCGATCTGAGAATTTTTACTAAACACTCCACAAGAGAGGGCGAAGTTGTGGTCCCCCTCCACCGTGACGTGGTAGACGACTCTCTCTCCAGCTGGCTCGACGCTGACGACCCGGTGGTTCAGGGCAGCGGGCGCACCGCACCGGCGACAGGAGACGCAACGTACATTTACCTGACTCGGCCACTGATAGAACGCGTCACCGCAGTCCACGCAGGTTTGATCTTCCTTGCCGCCTCGCCAGTTGGGGTTGCCCTTACCCGCGTAGGAGCGGCGCCGTCTCAGGGCCGACCTGAGCACGCGAAGGCGCGTCTGCTCGTCGACGGTCTTGAAGGCGTGGAGCGCCCTGTGCTCCGTCTGGTCGACGTAAGCCAGGTTCCTCGGCGAGTTGTTTCGCTTGGCCTCGTCTACGTGGTGGACCTCCGCGCCCACCGGCTTGGGCCCGTGGTACGCCTCGGCCACCAGGTCGTGGGTATAGCGGTACTCGAAGGCGGAGGCGCTGTAGACGGTCTCGTAGCCAGCCCCGGCGGAGCCTCGACGAAAGGCGGCTAAGCCGACGCCGGGCCTCAGGTCCTCAACCCTCACCTTGCCGCCGTCTCTCAGCACCATCTCGTGGTCGCCCGTGGCCGTGAACGACCCCTCGTTGTCGAGCGTGACCTTGAACGTGGGGGCCCTTCCGATCCGCGCCCACCTCGACACCTCTCCCCAGGACACCCGGCCCGCGTGCCAGGTAAACACCCTGTCGCCGGCCGTCAGGCTGTCGATTCGCCTGGGCCCGGTGAGGGTCTCCACCATCGTCTCGCCCACCAGACAGTAGTCGGCCTTCTCCCAGACCTGCGTCCGGCTCGCCGGGACGTAGAGCCCGCGGATCAGCGGCGCCCACTCCTCGTCCCGGGCCGGCACGTTCTGGAGGTTGAGGCCGCCGCCGCTGGAGAACCGGCCGGACCGGGTGCCGAACCGCGGGTTCCGGAGCGGGTGGAACTCGCCGTGGATGACGCCGTTGGGGTCGACGTTCGCGAGGACGTAGTTGTCGATGAACGTGCCCTTGAAGTGCTTGAGCTTCTTCATCCGCGTGATCGCCTCGGCGACCGGGTGCTGCACGTACTCCAGGTCGTCCTTGGTGATCGACGCGTTGCCCTCCGTGATGCCCTTCTCCAGCATCTTCTCCGTGGGCTGGTTCCGACGGTACGGGAGGCCCAGCTTGTCGAACAGCGTCGCGAGCTGGGCCGTGCTGGTGTAGCTGACGTCACCGAAGTCACTCTCCCACTTCCGCTCGGCCCGGGTGAGGAGCCGGCCCAGCTTATCCTTCAGGGCCAGCGCCTTGTTCACGTCCACCGGCACGCCGACCATGTGCATCCGCAGGAGGATCGGGATCAGCCGTAGCTCCATCTCGTAGACGTCGGCCAGTCCCTCCTCGCCCAGCCGCGGGCCGAGGTGGTCACCGAGCCCCAGCGTGATGCGGCTGTCCCGCTTCGCGTAGGGCTCGACCACGTCGCCGTGGGCCCGCCAGATGTTCTTGGCCTGGGCCTTGCGGGTGGCGCCGCCGCCGAACGCCTGCGAGCAGAAGTCCCACAGCTCGTCGCCCTCCTTCTCCATCTCGATGTGGCGCTGACCCAGGCCGTCGAGCGTGAGGTCCGGCTCCAGCTCGTTCAGGAGCGCGGCCATGAACCCGGTCTCCTCCACCCGGGCTCGCGGGAACGGGTGCTCGTGGCCCAGCTCGTAGGCCAGCATCCGGAGGTCGAAGCCGGCGGAGTGCATGAAGACGGTGAGGTCAGAGCGGTTCACCTCCCGCTTGACCCACCGGAGGACCTCCCGCTTGGAGCAGTTGTTGCCGCCCATCTCGTGGCCCCAGCGGTAGTAGTGGTCGGAGCCGTCCGGCAGCGAGACGGAGAGCCCCACCAGCCGGTCGTCGTACGTCACCCCGGTCGTCTCGGTGTCCAGGCCGATCCGATCGACGCGGGCCAGGTCGACGAACTCAGCCACGCGTCCTCGTCCACATCGTCTCGCGGAATTCTCTTGAGCCGATGCCGTACTTCTCGTGGAGCCGCCGGTTCAGGTCGCGGTCGAAGCAGCTCAGCCGGAGATGACGACCCTCGCGCAGCTCGTAGACCCGGCAGCGCTTGCTGCGGAAGAAGCCGCTGACCTGGCCGTCCGTCAACCCGATCCCGCGCAGGTAGATGCCGGCGCGCCGTCTCAGCTCTTTCAGGTCGCCGGGGTCAGCCACGGATCGCCTCCAGCTTGGCCAGGAACTCGTCGGCCTCGCGCCCCTCCAGGCCGTACTCCCGCACCTCGTCTCGCGCCAGGCTCCAGTTGGGCGTGAGCACCAGGCCGCGCAGCGCCAGCAGCTCCGTTCGGCTGAACGTGACCGCCGCGGTACGGTAGTCGTGGAAGGCGTCGCTGATCGTGGGGAACGCCAGGTGAAAGAAGTAGAGGACCACGTTGGCGTACTCGCGGATCTCCTCCTGGGCGTGGCTGTCCAGGCGCAGCCCCAGGAAGTGCATGAGGTTGTGGACGTCGATCTTCCAGAACGCCAGGGTGTAGGTCGAGAGCGGCAGGTCCTTCCGCGCCTGCTCTCGGGCCACGCCCGCGTCAAGCCGGCTCTTATATATCCACCGCGCTCGTTGCTGGAAGGCCACCTCCTCCTGGCTCAGCCGCTCGCCGACGTTCGACGCCACGCCCTGATCCGAGCCCTGCCTGTTCGCCTGGCTCTGGAGCCGCCAGGCGTCAGGCGCCGTCACGGCCGTGTCGTCGATCGCCGCGGTATACCGCGTCGAGTACTCGTTGACGCTGGCCGTTCGGTGCCGGATCCACTGGCGCCAGGTGTCCATCGGGACCTTGACGATGAAGACCATCTCGCACTGCTCGAAGGGCGTCGTGTGGTGGTGCCGCATCATGTAGCGCAGGAGGCGGCGGTCACCCGCCTCGTCTCGCTCGCCGTGCCTCCCGTAGCTGATGCGGGCGGCGTCCACCACCCGGTCGTCGTCGCCCATCACGTCCACGAGCTGGACGTATCCGTGGGTGCCCACGTCGACCTTCTCGCCGAGGGCGTCAGTCGCCATCTGATTCATCGTTCTCCTCCTTGTTTTATCTCTGCTGTCTGGGTGGCTTGAAGATACGTCTGTGCCGCCTGAAGGAAAGCCCCGTCGTCGAGCATACCGAGCGAGACGTTACACCCGCGACACAGGAGGCCGCGCACCTCCCCGGTTCGGTGATCGTGGTCGATCACCAACCTACGGTCGTCACGTTGGCAGATCCCGCAGAGGCCGTTTTGACTCAGCAGAAGTAGTTGATAGTCGTCTGGCCCCAGGTCGTACTTGATCAGGATCGAGCATCGTCGACATCGGTGAGATGAGGCGGTCTGGTGTCCCTGCCAGTAGTGCTCATCGGTACGCGGCAGCACGTACCTGCAGGTGTTACACAACAGTCCGTCAGAGTGATGAGGTTGAAGCTGGTCTTGATACCATCGCGCTGAGGCTGGGAGGTTGGTGCTCATGCTCCCTTTTCTCCCGGGCACGCCGGCCGCGGTTCTCGCCCATCTGACTACCCGCGCCCACCGCTGCTCGGCGCGGTCACCGCTGTCCACCTGAAGACGACGAGGTACGACGAACATGGGCGGTAAGTCCTCGGCGCGGCTTGGCTCGTGGAGCGCGTTTAGCGCGTCCAGGTCACGATCTACGTAGGCGTGTAGGCTTCCCGTTTGATGCAGGTACCAACCGACGTCAACCGCCAGGGCGTAGGCCACTGCATGTTGAAGGTTTGTGAACATCCAGGCGTCGTAGGGCAGGCCCCAGAAGACGTCGTTTGACCGCATCGTAGCGATCATGTCGAGTCGGCCGTTCCTGATGAAGAACTGAAACTGGAGCGTACAGGGAATGTCCTTGGACGGTAGCCTGTTGTCCCACGGGCGCCAGATCAACGCGCAGGCTTGACGCGTGTCGGGGTCTCGTCCCAGCAGCTCGATGAGTCGGGGAAACTGCTCGTAGGTGCGGGGACCGTAGGCGCCGCGCAGACGGTCACTCTCAACGAACTGTGTGAAGTTCTTCGTGATCGAGATCAGCTGGGCTGCGTCTGAGAGCCCGGCTATCAGCTGTACCGACTCGGCGGCGCCGATCTCTAGTCGTAGCTTACGCCCCGTCCCGATCGGCACGACGCGTGAGGGGTCGTGAATCAGAATGGTCACGCCTCGTAGCTCCCGGGTCCTGAGGCCTCGGGGTGAGACCTCGTCGCCCTCATCTAGGACCTTGCGTACGATCGCGGCGTAGCTGTCCGTCAGGCTGTCGACCTCGAAGTCAGCGACGAAGGGCATCGATGGCCTCCTTGATGGGGTAGGGCTCGCCGTGATGGAAGCGCTTGGCGAACTGAGGGTGGTCCATGGGCTCGTGCTCGAAGCCGTGGGACGTCAGCCAGTCCTGGGCCACCTTGCCCAGCCCGATGATCCCGAGGGGGTTCAGCCGCTCGATGAAGCTGGGGTCCTCGGGCTGGCCGTCCGGCCTGAGGGCGTTGACCCAGTACAGCCAGCGCTCGTCCACGCCGGTCAGCTTCTCGGAGAGCCACGCGCTGCAGCCGTTGGTGCTGACGAACGGGAGCGGCGGGCCCGGCAGGTTGACGTTGATCCCGTTGGCCCGCTCGCCGACGAGCAGGACGGAGGTGTGCTCGAACCAGCCGACGCCCGGGCCGTGGTTGCCGGGCGAGCGGATCGTGACCAGGTCGTCACACAGCCGCTCCACCGTGTGACGGGTCCAGTCGTACGTGGTCGTGGGCAGCATCGACCCCTGCGTCTTGTAGAGCCGGTAGACCCACTCCAGCTGGTCGAGGGTGTCGAGCATCTCCAGCTGCTCGCGAGCCAGCCACGCGTCCCGGACGTGCGGGTCGTAGGGCGGGTAGCAGACGACCTGGACCACGCCGCCCAGGCCGAGGAGGGCGCGCTCCAGCACGCGCTGACCGTCGTCGCCGAGCATGTCGTGCTGCCGGAAGACCGGGCCGTAGATCCGCTCGCCCAGGTGGAGCCGGTCGCAGAGCACGTGCGACTGCTGGTACAGGTTCCGGGACATCGCGCCCAGCGTCTCGGTCAACACGTTCTGATGGTACGGTCCCTGATGGTGGCGGTTGACGCCGATCCAGCGGTAGGCCAGGTCGTCGGCCAACGTGCTCTTACCGGCGCCGTCGGGGCCTTCAACTATCGTCAGCATCTGTCGTCTCCTTTTCTAGGAACGTCACGGGCTTGCCTCGTGAGCGGGCGTAGTCGATCTCGGCCTGGGTGGACGAGCCCACGTAGCCGCCCACGTTAACGACGCCCACCTCGTCAGCCAGGTCGATCTTGTGTAGGTGGAGCTGGTCCAGCTCCGCCTTCGTGGTGGCGTCCACGTCCTCCTCGTCAGCGTGGGAGAAGAACCCCACGCTGAGCACCATGAAGCCCGCGAGGGTGAAGTGCCGGTTCCAGCGAGCGTAGGCCTCCTTGAACTTCGTGGACCCGCAGAGGCACACGATCCTGGGCCCGGCCGAGTAGACCGGCGCGGGGACGCCGCTCGCTACGGCCCGGTCGATGATGCGCGCCGAGCGCGGCGGCTCCCAGCCCTCGGGCTTGCCCAGGTCGAACCCGCCGTAGGCGCGCTCGCTGACCACGCGCTCCTTCGACATGTTGGCTCGCTGGACGTCGGCCCAGAGCGCGTGCCAGGGGAGGCCCATCATCACGGCGGTGCCCATGGCCACGACCACCAGGTCGATCAGCGCGTCTGCCGCCTCGGGCAGGTCGTCCCGCTGGCAGGCCGCGTCGAACTCCAGCAGCTCCTCGCGCATGAAGCCCGACCGAAAGAGCTGGTCGGTCGTGGACAGGAACGTGGGGCCCGTCTCGATCGGCAGGCGGTGGTGCTGGTGCATCCGGTAAATGGAATCGAAGTTGGTCACGTGATGATCTCCTCAGTGTGGTCCTTCTCCAGGTCGACGACGAACCGCCGACCGCGTTGACGCCGGCCGCGTTCCACGGCTCGGCGAAGGTTGTGGCCCAGCCACTCGCCGACGGTCGGCAGCACCGCCTGCGCCACCTCTGGGTAGCACGCCTCGGGCGTGGGCGGCGAGAACTCGTAGTCCACGGGATAGCCGCAGAGGACCTGCGACTCCTTGACGCTGAGCCAGCGGTCCTCGGTGGGATGAACGAGGTGGGTGCCGCCCATCATGGTCTTGCACGGCACGTTCGGCCGCAGACGTCGGTACGTGAACGCGGGCCGACCGATGACGGCGCCCAGCTTGTTGCGGGGCCAGGTCTCCTCGGGCCCGACGGTGGCGCGCATCTTCGCCTCCCAGTGGAGCCGGAGCGCCTGGCCCGGCGGACAGCCCTCCATCATCGCCCGATCCCCGGCGCTCTCCATGTGACGGAAGGCGACGTGGGCGCGACACCTGAGGAGACCGGCCGCTCGCCAGGCCCGCGTGACCGAGACCTGCTGGTCAGGCTCCAGGTGAGGGTACTCCCAGTCGATCTTGACGCGGTGCGCCACGAAGAAGAACCGGCGGCGCTGCTGGGGCAGCCCGACGTGGACGCCGTTCAGGAGGACGTAGCTCACGGAGTAGCCCAGCTCCACCGCCTCCTCGGCCAGCTCGTCACACAGCTCGCGTCCCCGGTGGAAGGCGCCCTGCACGGACTCCCAGCACCAGACCGACGGGCGCAGGTACCGGATGGCGTCGAAGGCGTTGTAGACGCAGCTGACCCGGGGGTCGTGACGATAGTTGTCCTTGAAGTCGTGGTCGATCATCCGCTTGGGTCGGATGCCGGCGCCCGACCACGGGGCGCAGGGCGGGTTGCAGAACACCACCTTCACGCCGCGGCCGCGGTACGCGTCGAAGGGCCACGTCTCCGGGTTCGTGTGGACCTCGATACCGGGCATGTTCTGCCGGACCGTGTCCACGCCGAACGGGCCGTCCTCGAGATGGCCCAGCACGTCGAACCCGGCGGCGCGCATGCCGATGGAAAAACCGCCTCCAAAAATATATATTCCGAGCGCGTTCATCTCGGGGCCTTTTCGAGCAGCTTCTTCTTCTGTTCAGCGTGTCTTTTACAGAAACATCCGTACGAGACGGTCCCGCTGCTCCGGACCTCGTAGGTAGCCTGCCTGAGACAGCCGGACGCTTGACACGTATCCAGTAACCTCACCAGGTAGAACGCCATGATCGCTACCTCAGTGATGAGAGAATAGGGGGTTGTCGAAGCCGATGAGCTGAAGGGTTTCTTTCGCTCTGGTCAGGCCGACGTAGAAGACGCGTCGCTCGTGGTCCGGCTCGCGCTGGATCTCGCGCTGGATCACCCGGCTCAGGTCGGTCAGGAGGACGACGTGATCGGCCTGGCCGCCCTTGGCCGCGTGGATCGTCGAGAGGAAGACCTTGGGGGCGTCCGTCAGCGCCTTGGCCCCGTGGTGCCGGACCACCCGCCGGATGTAGCTGACCTCGTCGTCGGGGATCTTGTCCAGCGCCTCGAACCACGGCTCGTCCGTGAGCAGGCCCAGCTCCTCCCGTGCCGTGTCCAGGTCCACCTTCTCGCGCTCGCATCGCTCCAGCCGGGCGCGAGCGTCCAGGGAGACGCCGCGGCCCACGGTCATCGCCTCGTAGACCTCGTGCAGCTGGGCGGGCGAGACGCGGCCCTGCTTCCGCAGGCTCTCCCACAGCACGATGGGGTGCGACCAGGCGCCGCCGACGGTCGGCCGCTGGCCGTGGCCGAAGGGGACGCCCTCGCTCCGCAGGCGCGCCTCGACCGCCTGGCCGAGGTAGTGGTTCCGGTACAGCACCAGGTACGAGCCCTCGCGGTCGTAGTCCACGTTCTCCTGGCTCATCAGCCAGCGGACCTCGCCGGCCTCGTCGCGGGGCTTCCACTCCTTGGGCTGCCGGCGCCGGATGCGGCTGACCATCTGGCCGGCCAGCTCGTGAACCGCGGCGGGGACGCGGTAGCTCTGGCCGAGCACCTCGACCTCCCCCTGCAGCGTCAGCAGCTCCTCGGGCTCGGCGCCCGCCCAGGCGAAGATCGCCTGGTCGTCGTCGCCCGCCACGTACACCCTCTCGGCGTCGGCCGCGAGCCGCTCCAGCGTGCGCCACTGGAGCCAGCTCAGGTCCTGGGCCTCGTCCACGAGGACGACGTCCACCGGCAGCGGGCCCTCGACGTTGATCAGGAGGTCGGTGAAGTCGAGCAGCCCCTCGTCCGTCTTCCACCTCGCGTAGGTCTCGCAGAAGTGCCGGGTGATGAAGAGGTCCTCGTCCTCGCGCCACCCGCGATAGCCCTCCTCGATCGTCTGACCGCGGTGCCGGCGGAGGTGGTCGAACGTCAGGAACCGGTCGCCGCGGAGGTTGCCGTTGGTCATGGTCAGACCGGACTCCGTGGCGCGGCTCGGCCCCGTCATCTCCATGCCGATCAGCTCCGAGAACTCTCGCAGCTCGCCGTGGTGGATCATCATCGGGCCGCTGACCTCCAGCTCCCGGTAGGCGATGGAGTGCAGCGTCCGGAAGAACGGCATCTGCTCCTCGGTGAACCCGAACCGCTCGACCGTCCGGCTGACCGCCTCGCGGCGGGCCTTCGTGGTGAACGTGACGTAGGCGACTCGTTCAGGGGGAGTGCCTTCTTCTAGCGCCTCTTCGAGAAGGTTGAGGAGCGTGGTTGTCTTCCCCGTGCCCGGCGGGCCGAAGATCTTGGTCACCTGGTTCATTGGTCGCGCCACTCCTTCCAGAGGTCGAGCACGGCCACCACGAACGTGAACAGCGCGGCCGCGAAGTTGATGAGCGACCTGGTCATCGGTCGCGCTGCTCTCGCCCGACCGCCTCGACGACCGCGTCGTCCAGGGCCATGTACTCGTCGGCCGTCAAGGGCAGCCACAGCTGGTCGCCGATCTCGACGGACCGGAGCGTCTGTATGATGATCACGCTGATGGCGATCAGCAGGCCGACGACCACCACGACCGCGGCTATGAATGCCTCAAAAATCAGGTCCGTCATGTCCCTTCTCCTTGTAGTCCTGGGTCTGCTCCTTGGTGGGCGTCGGCATCCACCAGACGGCCAGGTCCGCGCCGCCGACCTTCAGGGTCGTGAAGCCGCCGCCCTCGTTCCTGATGACGCTCCAGATCCCGACGCTGTTCATGTCCCGGGCGCGACGGTTCTCCAGGAACTCGATGAGGGCGAGGGAGCGGAAGTAGACGCGGCCCTTGTGCTCCCAGGGCTTGTTGTCCAGGAGGTCCTCGTCGGTGTCCGACTTCATCCGCAGCATGAGGAACTCCATCAGCCGCAGGAGGAACTGGCCCAGCGGGCCGGCGTCGTCGGGCACCTCCACCACGATGTGGGTGGCGATCAGGTCGCGGACCTTCGTGTCCCAGTCCACGTTCTTGAGCTGGGGCACCTGGATCTTCGTCTTGCGGAAGGCCGTACGCTTGAACAGGGTCATGGAGCCCAGCTCGTCGGGCGTCAGCGTCATCCGCCGGCCCGCCAGCTCCAGCTCGTATAGCGGGTCGTCGCGGCCGTTCTCGAAGCTGACCAGGCGGCCGAGCGGCGGGAAGGCGGCGCGGGCCGCGACGCGGCTGAAGCGCTCGATCCCGAACTCCCGCTTCCGGCAGAGCGTCTTCTTGCAGAGCGTCTCGATCGGCGCGTCCTTGCACTTGTAGACGTAGTCGCTCCGGGTCAGGCTCCGGACGATGTTCTCGATCTCGTCGGCCGGGAGCGACGGGGTGACCACGCCGCTGTTCTCGTTGTAGTCCTCCAGGACCTTCTCCCAGCTGTCGGGGAACTTCAGCTTGAGGAAGATCCCGATGTTGTGGAGGGCGCCGTTCCGCGAGCCCTTGCCAATCTGCGTTTGGTGTAGGGTCTGGAGGCAGGGCGGCCCGTCCAGGAAGAAGGCGTCGTGGTCGACGCCCAGCTGGACCTGACGCACGTCCAGCTCGTTCTCGGTGAGCCGCATGGACTCGGCGTGATCGAGGAACGCCTCGAGGCTCATCGCCTCGCCGGCCTCGTCCACGCAGTAGCGGGTGGTGTCGTCGCTCCCGAAGTACGGTAGGTTGAGCCAGTTGCCCTTCTGCCCGGGCGAGAGCGCGATCTGCTTGGGAAAGTATTCCAGGGGCGGGGCGTTCCCCTCGTCGTCCGCTGGGTTCGTCAGCCCCAGCAGCTCGCTCCACCGCTTCATCTTGGCGAGCAGGTGGACCGGCTTGATCGGCTCCATGAAGAACAGAAACAGGTGGGCGCCGCCGCTCTTGGAGCGACAGATGACGAACGGCAGGCCGAGGACGCCCACCTCCTGGATGAGCGACGCGTGGTCCGTCTCGTCGTCGTCTAGGTCGATGCAGCCCCAGTGGCATGTGCCCGCGTCGCTGATCGGTACGATGCCGATGCCCGTCTTGTCCCCGGCCAGATGCCGGTCCCACGCCCCGTCGGGGATGGGACCGGCCTTGGTGTAGGCGTTCAGCTTCGCCCCTGTCTTGGGGTCGGCCTCGTACTGCCCGTACCAGTCCTCGTTGCCGCGGAAGAGACGCTCGAAGCGCTCTCTCGACATCCCAGGCTAGAAGCCCGGAGCGCCGTCTTCGACCTCTGCCTCGGGTATCGCCTCGCCGTCCATCCGGCGCCAGTCCACCTGGCCGGCTCCGGCGTCCATCAGCTCCTCGAAGCCCCTGGCTCTGGGCACCAGCTCGCCCGCCTCCTCCATGTCGAAGAGGTCGACCTGGCACTCCGGCTTCTTCAGCACGAAGAACCGGCCCTTGTCGTTGACCTTCTCCACGGTGGTCGCCTTCCAGACGCTCCACCAGCGGGGCAGGTCGGCGTGGACCACGCCGTCGATCTCTCGGCGCTGGCGGCCGATGTCCGTGTTCCACAGGCGCGAGGGCGTGAGCCCCGTCATCTTCAGGGGGAAGATGGCCTCGCTCCAGCTGCCGTCCGGCAGCCGTACGAGGACGGCCTGCTGGTGGGTGTCCACGAGGTCGTGCTTGTCGAGGTCCTTGCAGTTGGCCTCGGCCTCCCGCATGTCCGGCGGGTGGAGCCCGACGAACCCGCCGCCCTCCTTCCGCTTGATCCACTCGATGATGTGGCGGCTGAAGTGGCAGGGGATGATCATCACGCCCTCGTCCCCGTCCCAGATGGCGCCGCTCACGGACTCGTGGAACATGCCGGGCTCGGCGCCCTCCACGTAGGCGTCGTCCTTCTTCGCGACCTGGGGGCTGAGCGCCTGCAGGATGTTGAGGAACGGCAGGGCCATCTCGGCCTGGCCGACCTCCTTGCTCCCGGCGCCGGCGTAGGCGGTCGCCATCTCTCCCCTGCTCATGCCGCCGATGATGGCGGTGTCCGTCTTCTTCCTCGCGACGCTCTTGGCGGGCTTCTTTTTCCTTGGTGTGGCCATGACTAAACTCTCCTAGGTGTGATGGTGTTAGGCCTTCCTGAGGACAGCCTTCAGGAATGGGTGGGTGGTAATCGTAGCGGGTAGCTCGTTGCCCTCGGCGACCTGCTCCTTGCAGAACGCCTTGAGCGTCGACGGGTGGACGTGCTCCACCAGTAGATCGCCGTGCCCGTTCTTCTCCAGCCAGACGTAGAACGCCGGCCGATCTCCAGCGGGCAGCGCCACGTGCATGTCAGACTGGAGGAAGACCTTCCGCCCGTCCTGGAGGGTGAAGCCTCCCTTGCCGGTGGCCGCGACCATCCCGGCCTCGTGCATGGCGTCGGGCAGCTCCTCCAGTCTGATGTGGTCGTAGGTCTTTTTCAACCCCTTCGCCTCGTCCGTCAGCTCATCCAGACGGTCCTTGGCGGTGGCCATGCGCCGAGCCAGCTCCAAGACGGCCGACGCCTTCGCGGGGTCAACCTCCTTAGCTTCGTGCTCGGCGAGCAACGTGCGTGGGTCTAACAAGCTGTACCTCCTCTCTTCAGGCGTGGTTGCAGGGGACGACGTAATACACCGGCACCCCGCGGTCCTTGCTCATCTGGCGGTCAAATTTTATCATCGCGTACCGACCGCCGTTGGCACGCGCTGCCTCCACGCAGGCGATCCCAATGCCCGCCGGGTCACCGTTGGGTAGGATGAAGTCGTCGTCGCTGAAGTCTCGCAACGCGGTCCTGATCTTCTGGATCGTGGGGACCGCGTTGAGGAACACCTGGTCGCCGGCCGGCAGGAGAAAGACCAGCTCGCCGTAGTCAGCAGCGGGTAGGAAATTTTTGCGCGAATCCTCCTGGATAATGAACACTCTACCTTTTTTCATTTGCGCTCCTTTTCTGCAGTTCGTCTCCGTCTCTGTCCTTCTCGGTGACGGCGTTTAGCGTCAGGGTCGTTAAACCTTTTCTTCTGCGCCCTACTCATATGACGCCGGGTCTCGTCACTGTGCGTTCTAGGCGGTCGTTTAAGCGCCGATTGGCTCATATTTTTTCGAGCTTCAAGCGACTTTTTAACCCCCCTAAGCTTTTCTCCGATACAAATTTTTGCTTTTTCGGTGTGCCTATACCCACGAAGTTTACGCCTAGTTTCCTCAGATACCGGGGGCCTTCTTAAAGCAGCTTCGCTCATTTTGTTTCTTGTATCGTCAGTGACTACACGAACCTTAACGGCCTCGCTGATTCTACATTTCGCCTCTGGGCTATGGCGGTAGGTCACCGGTCCTGAGCCACCTGCGTTAAGGTTCCGCTTCGGTCGCCAAAGGTCGATGAGCTTCCTCTCAAGCCACTGCGCATACGCTCTATCGCACCGTACGAATCTCCTAAACGTTGCGCCCTTGAATTTTCGTTTATGCTCACGCTCACGTTTGAGTGGCCGCTTGGTCAGCCCGACGTACACCAGTGAACCTTTCTGGTATATCCCATATACGACGTACGGCATGGCTAGATCCACTCCCGCCATGAGTCGCCCGTGATCAGGTCCGCGAGATTCTTCTTAGACCGCAGAGTCTCGAGGACCTTCTTGTCTAAGGTATCTCGCGCGACCAGGTCGACGTAGGTGACCGTCTTGTCCTGGCCGATCCGGTGGGCCCGGTCCTCGGACTGGAGGCGCGACTCCAGGTTGAAGCTGTTGCTGTAGTAGACGACCGTGTCGGCCGCGGTCAGGGTGATGCCGAGCCCGCCCGTCTCGGTCTGCCCGACGAAGAACCGGGTCGGGCTGGCCAGGTCCTGGAAGCGCTTGCGTCCCGCCGTGCGGAGGACGGTGCTGGTGCCGCCGTGGAACTGGGTCACGGCGTCCTCGCCCCACCGCGCCGCCAGGCCGTCGGCGATCAGCGCGATTTCCGCCCGGAACCGGGCCCAGATGATCACCTTGCTCGTCTCGGCCAGGTCCTCGAGGAACTCCATCAGCGCGACGATCTTCGCGTTGGTCCCCAGGATCGGCTCGACGTGGGTCTCCTCCAGCTCGGTCAGGTCGTTGTACGTCGTGATCGGCAGGAAGCCGCCGACGATCTGCTGGAGCCGGAGGAGCTGGGTGAGGACGATCGTGACGGACACCCGCTGGACCGCCTCCCGCCGCGTCACGACGTCGGTGAACATGTCCGCCTTCATCTGGTCGTAGGCGACGCGCTGCTCCTTGCCGAGGTCGACGTGGAGCCGCTCGAAGACCTTCGGCGGGAGGTCGATGCACTCGGCCCGCGTGACCCGGTAGGAGTAGGGCTCGATGATCTCGACCAGCTCCTCGAGGTTGGCGTAGCCGACGACCTGCTTGAGGTTGAACCCGCCCATGACGGCGTACCGGTTCCGGAACGTGTAGAAGCTGGAGAAGCCGAGGATGCCCGGGTCGAGGAACTTGAACTGGGTGTACAGGTCGAGCGGGCCCTGGGTGACGGGCGTCCCGCTCATCACGCGCCGGTAGGCGGCCAGCTGGCCCAGCTTGATCACGTTCTTCGTGCGCTTCGCCTTGGGCGTCTTGATCCGGCTGGACTCGTCCACGATCATCAGGCAGCGGTGGAGCTGGAGGAACCGCTCGCAGGCCTCGTAGGCGCGGTCGGAGCTGAGCCCCTCGACGTTGACGACGAACCACCTGAGAGCGGGGCTCGGGTGAGCGTCTACCGTTAGGAACGCGGCGATCCGGTCGCGCTGGGCCCGCCTCGCCTGGGCCGACCAGATCACCACCTCGTGGGAGGACCACTCCGGCGCCATCAGCGCGACCTCCTCCTCCCAGGTGTCCTTGACGGAGTTGGGGCAGACGACGAGGACCCCGGCGATCTCGCCCTTGGCTCGCAGGTACGTGCCCGTGTCCACCTCGATGCGCGTCTTGCCCGTGCCCATCTCCATGAAGAGGGCGAACTCGGGCAGGTCCCGGCTCAGGGCGAAGACCTCCTCCTGGTGCTCGAACGGCGGGAGGCGGGTGCTGAACTTGAAGTCGGGCGCCCGCAGCCCCTGCTTGCGGCTCTCCCGGAGCACGTCCGAGTGGGCCTGCTGCTTGACGACCTTCTCGCGGATGGCGGCCGCGGGCTCGGACCAGGCGGCGGCGGGGAACGCCTCCAGCGCCCGGGTCACGTTGGGCCCGCTGGGCACGAAGATCCAGGCGCCGTTGCCCTCCGCGTAGTCCGGTTTCCAGTACCGGCGGTCGGGGAGTGAGCGCGCCAGGCTGACCGCCTCGATGGGCGAGACGAGCGCCAGGTTGTTCCCGAACTTTTCGATGCGGATCATGAGGCGTGGTCTGCTGTCTGGGTAGCAACGGAGGACCATCATACACCGCGCCTGGCCACTTGTAAACCGGCACTATGTCCGTACACGTCTGGAGGTGGTATCTTTCAATCTTAGACAGTAGACCACCACATCGAGAGGAGGCGGATCATGCCCGCAGCAGTCGAGTCAATGGCCTACGTCGGCCAGGTCCCGTGGCACGGGCTGGGCGAGAAGGTGAAGCCCGGCGTCAGCGCCGACGCCATGCTCAAGGCGGCCGGCCTGGACTGGGAGGTGGCCACCGCCAAGGCCAAGTGGGAGTACACGTTCAGGGGGAAGAAGAGGTATCGGACGTCGGACCAGATCCAGGTCCTGTACCGGACGGACACGGGCGAGGACCTCAGCATGGTCGGCCCGAAGTACCAGCCCTTCCAGAACCACGAGATCCTGTCGTTCTTCCAGGAGTACGTGGAGCTGGGCGACGCGGTGATCGAGACCGTGGGCAGCCTGAACGGCGGCCAGCACGTCTGGGCCCTGGCGGACCTCGGCGTCGGCTACGACGTCGGGACGAAGAGGAACCCCGACCAGGTCCAGGGGAAGGTGCTCCTCTTGAACCCTCACCTCTACGGGAAGGCCGCCATCCTGAAGATGACCGAGGTGCGCGTCGTCTGCTGGAACACCGCGACGGCCGCCCTCAGGGACGGCAACGAGTCCGTCCGGCTCTGGCACAACAAGGAGTTCAACGAGGAGCGGCAGGAGGAGGCCAAGCGTCGGCTCGGGATCGCTCGCGAGCAGCTGAAGGCCGCGGAGAAGGAGGCGAGGCTCCTGAGCAAGACGGGGCTGGAGGACCCCATCGCGATCAGGGTCGCCGCCGGCGTCATGCGGGGCGACCCCGAGAACCCCGAGTACGAGGCGCAGAACCGGCGCACGCGTCGCGTCCTCGACCTCTTCTGGGGCGAGGGGATGGGCGCTGACCTGCCGTCCGCCTCGGGCACCGCGTGGGGCCTGCTCAACGCCGTCACGCAGTACCTGGACCACGAGTACGGGCGGTCGGTCAACAACCGGCTGGCGTACGCGTGGCTCGGCGGCGGCGAGGCCGTGAAGAACCGGACGCGTCGCGCGCTGCTGGAGATCGCGGCGAAGAACTAGGACGCGCCCACGTGCGGGGGAGGGCCAGCCCGGTCCTCCCCCTCCTTCAGACAGAGGACAGACCCATGAACAAGACGGAAACCGTGATGGCGGAGTTCATGAACGCTATCGTCAAGGTGATCATCGTCGTCGCGATCGGCGTCGGCAAGTTCGTCGCCGCGCTGGAGCTTGAGCTATGACCGACCCGATCGAGTACAACGGCAAGCCGATGAGGTTCGAGCCAATCAACATCACCACCCTGGACATGCTTCGGCTCATGCGCCGAGGCACGCCTCAGGTGGTGCTCCTGGAGCCCGGGGACGCGACCAGGTACACCCTGCTGGCGGTCCCCCTGGGCACCGACGTGGCTTCTCACCTGGATGACTTTGGCATCCCCCGTAGGGAGGCGCACAACTACCTGTTCGTGAGCAAGCTGGCGGCTGAGGAGTGCCCAGGGACCTGGCTGCCCTTCGGTTCGGACCTGACGGTGGGCACCTACGACGTCGTACCACTCACGGACAACGAGTGGAGCAGGCGGTTCCTGGCCTGGTGGTTCACGAGGCTGTACGAGCTACTCTAGACAGGAGACAGACAGATGACCAAGCCGAGATGGACCCCGGAGCTCTACCGGGCCGACGCGATCCCCGAGGGAGAGCGCTTTACCGTGGAGGAGGAGAGCCTGGGCCGGATGCACTACGCCCTGGAGGGCCGCGCCGTCAGGATGGCACTTCAGGCCGGCGCGGAACGCGTCACGGTGGTGGAGCTGGACCGCGACGTGATCGCCCACGTGGCCCCGTACCTTGACCCTCGTCGCGTCGCCGTGGTTCAGGGGGACGCGTTCATCCTCCGGCACCCGGTCGGGAGCCGCTGGTCCGTGGTCTGGCACGAGCTGTGCGAGGACAACCTTCCGCTGATGACCAAGCTTCACCGGAAGTTCGGCGGCCGGTGCGACTGGCAGGGCAGCTGGAGCCGAGAGTTCCTGGAACGGAGGAGGCCGAGATGGTAGCCCAGGCGTCGGACTGGGTCTACCTCCACGCGGTCTGCCACCCCGGCGCCGGCACGTGGCTGCGGCTCGGACCCAACGGCGCCCACGTCCTGGAGTGCAAGGAGTGCCGCCAGATCGTCACCGCGTTCCGGGTCCTGAGCGGCGAGGCCGAGAACATCACGCACGAGCCGGGGCTGACGTACGAGGAGGCGGTGGAGCCGTTCTTCGCTCCCGAGGTCGGAGTGGTCTGCCACAACTGCGAGGCGGTGTTCACCTTCTCTCCGTCAGTACAACTGGCGGTCGAGGCGGGCTGGCTCCAGAGCGACTCGACGACCTGGGCCTGCCCGTCCTGTCGATCGAAGGCTATCCTTGACGCCTTGCCGCCGGACTACGAGCCAGGGCAGTGTAGGGCTCGCACCAAGGAGGGCTGGCGCTGTAAGCGGTCCGCGGCCGAGGGCCATGACATGTGTCGCCTACACCTGCGCACGGGCGGCGGGATCTGCGGCGCGGCCCACGACAGCGACCTGGGTCTCCAGATCTGTCGACGAGCCGCCGGACACAAGGAGGGCTGCGACTATGAGCCGATCTAGCGGCGACGTACGGTGCCGGTTCACGGTGACCCTGGAGTTCGACATCACGGTTCAGGCCAACGACCCGGAGGTGGGTTTACAAGAGGCTTTGACAAGAGCCGGTGAGGAACTCGGTGGCTACAATTTTGTAGAGGCCACCGATGTGAGGCTGGACTGGACCGAGGACGGCCGAGAGTGGAAGCCTGGAACAACCGGGAGGGGGCTTGAGACGGTCTACAACCACTAGTGCCGGGAGACAGACTGATGCCGACGATGACGACGGACCGAGACGGACATCCATGGAAGGCGTACCCCAGCGGCCGGATCCTCTGCGCCGCGACGACGCCCCTGCACGACGCTCTCCTGGACGACGGCACGTGCGACTGCCTCATCGCATCCTACACGTGGCCCCTACGGAGGCGGTCGTGAGCTGGGGCGTGTGGTGCGCCCGGACGGGCGGCGCGTGGCTGAGGGAGGACGGCGAGGAGTGGACGGCCGTCACCGAGGAGGAGGCGGTCGTCAAGGCGCAGGAGACGAGCCTCAGCGCGTACGAGACCCTCGTGATGGCGGGACGTGAGAACCCGCTGACCTACCGGGCCCGACTGTACGACGGTCGGGCCGCCAAGAGAGAGATCTACGAGACCCTGAGAACGAGGAGAGAGACCGATGGCTAGAGGCGACCAGATCCCGATGTTCAGGCCACGACCCGCTACGCTCCTAGAGGCAGCCCAGTGCGAGCTGGGCTACGCGGAGCCGCTCCAGAGCAGAACCGAGGGCGAGCGCACGCCAGAGCTGGCCAAGGAGCCGCCACGCGTCCAGCGAGCGATCTACGAGGCCCACCATGAGTGATCTTCCGACGCGGTTCGGGTTTCTCGAGACCGGGATGGTGGTCCTTCTAAAGGTTGACAAGGCAGAAGGCTTTGACGAGGAGCCGGTCATCCTAGTCGAGGAATCAGGGGAGACGACCTGGGTGTACGACGATGGTGACGGGAACATGCTCGAGGTTCCCACGAACCAGCTTCTAGCGGGCCGCGTGATCGAGCCTCTCGACGAGTACACCGAGGCCTGGGCCGCGATGCTTAGGCGCGAGAAGAGGAGGTTGAGGATCGTGCGCTAGGACTCTCCTGTCCCCAGCGGCGCGGTCGGCCCCCTGAACCAGCGGCATCGGTTCAGGGGGGTTCTTTGTTCCGCGAGGGCTTGGGGTCAGCAGGTCGCGGAGCCGCTCCAGGGTCTTTCGCCTGAGGACGACCACCCGTTCCTTCCTATGGGAGAGCGTCACGCGGTCCTCGCTGTCGTGGAGCCGGACCTCGAAGCGGCCGGCGCTCAGCACGCGCTCCGTCCTCAGCTTGGCCACCTAGGCATCACCCTTGTGCCAGCCGAGCGGCAGATCCCAGACCTTATCCTCGTACGCGCTCCCCATGCCGTGGCCAGGGAAGGCGATCTTTACGATGGAGAACGTTACCTCCACGAGCGCGTCGCACCAGCAGCACCGGGCCGTTAGCCGCGTTGTGGCCTCGCCTATCGTTCTATGGTGCCGGTGGATCTCATGGCCGCAGTGAAAGTCGTCGTCATCTCGGGGCTTGGGGCAGAATGGGTTCTTGGCCATCACATCCTTGGGGCGGTCAGCATCATGAACCCAAGATACATTAACGCAATTAAGAATGTTACCATCAGCAGGGTCACTGCCACCACCAGCCATGGTCTCATGTTGCGATCTCCCAGAAGGCCACGCCCAACACGAAGCCCAGCGCCACCGTCAGCCAAAAGTATGCGTTCCAGGATCTCATTCGAACACCATCACCTTGTGGCACTCCACGTGCCCACGGATGTCTACCTCGCAGCGGTAGGTCACGGTATACCTAAGTTCGACGGGAGAAGAGCAGGCAACTCCCCACAGCACAAACCCCAGTATGAGACAGAGTCGCGTAGACAAGGTGCCTCCTTTAGATAGGTTACTCATACCTCTCTCCTAGATCAACCCAGGTCCCGTCCGTCACCTTGGCGTCACCCCGGTTCGCGAAGATGAGGGCGTCGAGCTCTCGGGCCAGCAGGTTCTTCACGTCCTTCAACGCCATCTGAGCCAGCGTGAGCTCCCGTAGGTTCTCACGTTGGATGACGTCGGGCACGTACCAGGGAAGCACGAGGACGTCCCTGTCGACGAGGACGACCACGAACCCGCGACCGCCGTCGTCCTCGCACCAGTCGCGGAGGTGGGCCCGCTGCTCCAGGGTGAGCCCCAGCGTCAGGGGCGTCGCGTCGCGGACCGGCCAGTGCGGCACGTACTTCAGCTCCAGCCAGGCCATCTGGCCCGGCGGCCGGTAGGCCACGTCGGGGACGCCCGCCCGCGTGCTCGTGCCCACCTTCCAGGCGCGTCGCCCGAAGTGCGTCGAGGTGAGGGCCGGCTTGACGTGGTTCGCCCAGAACGTCTCCTCGGTCACAGCAGCTCGTCCAGCGTGAGAAGCACGAAGACGACGACCACCCAGACGGCTGCCCCGACCAACGCGACCCCAACTATGTTCGCGATCACCTCCGCTCTCCCAAGTAGCCTTGGCTGACCCACTGGCCGTCAACCCAGTCAACCTCTATGGGACCCGGTGGACCGCCCCAGCCACCGTCGATCAGCCATGTGCCGCTCTGATAGTCAGAGCGGTTCAAGAACTCACCGACGGTACCCTTCCACATGGGTCCACGGCCCTCTCCGCGGCGCCAGATCGCCACGCCGACGCCCAGCGTGCCCGTCTCCGCGGCTAGAGTCGTCGGCAACCCGTTCGCCGTCAAGGCCTCTATGATGTTCTTCACCTCCGCCTCCATCGCGGGGACCGACGTCTCTGGGATCAGCTGAGCCAGCTGGGTCACGAGCGTCTTGGTGGAGTAGCCGTGCCGGGTCAGCGCCGTCAGCATCGCGTAGGCCACGACGCCGTCGCCCTCGGTCATCAGGCCGTGCTGAACCATCCGCTCCCAGAGGCTCATCGGCCGGTCGCCTGCCGCATGAGACGCAGGGCGCTGAGCAGCATCAGCCGCGGGTTGGGCTCGACGCGGTCGAGCTTCATCGTCTCGTTCACGCCTCGCGACGCCCAGCTCAGCTGAAGCCCGCCGCTCTCGTCGGCGCGGAGCGTCAGCGTGTCGCGCTCCGGGTCAACCAGCAGCGCCTCCAGGTGGTCCATCAGGTCGTCGATCGGGTCGGTCTCCAGCTCGGGGTCAACCACGTCAGCCTCCTTGGTTATGGTCCGGTCTCGTCACAGCCCAGCGGGCAGGTCAGCACGCTGGGGTTCCGGCCGCGGAAGACGAGCTTCGACCCGCAGTGGTCACAGTCGCCCACCTCGCCCTCCCAGCCCTCGTCCAGGTGGCGCTCCGCCGTGGCCAGGGCCCGCAGCCGCTGGGCCATGCGCCCCAGCTCCTCGCGGCTCTGGCTGATCACCGCGTCCCGGAGGCCGTCGAGCGCGTCGGCCACCTCGCGGAGCGCCTCGCCCGACGTCTCAGCCATCGACCGGCCGCTTCAGCTCGCCCGCGCCCTCGTAGACGCTGGCCACGGCCAGTTCGTAGTTCGCGGAGCCGCAGCTGGGGCAGTAGCCGCCGGCGTGGAGGGCGGGGTCGGCCTCGTACTTCGTCCGGCAGTGGAGACACAGCCGCAGCTCGGGCTCCTCGGCCTGGGCGCCGGTCCCGGAGCCGAGCACCCTCACCTCCACGCCGCCGGCCCTCAGGATCGCGACGCCGGCCTCCTCGTCACGGTGCCGTCCCTGGTACCACACGGTCTCGACGTTCCCCTGGTTCACGATCCGCTTGGCGCAGGCGGTACAGGGGGAGATCGTCGTGAACAGGACCAGGCCGCGCTCCTCGGTCCGGAGCTTGACCAGCGCGTTGTCCTCGGCGTGGAGGCAGCCGCAGTTCCCGGGCTCCTCGCGATCGCAGGCGTGGGGGCCGCCGCGGTAGTTGCCGTTGTAGCCGATGGAGTAGATCGCGGTCAGCCGGGCGTCGGCGACCACGCAGCCGACCTTGAGACGGGCGCACGTAGCCCGGCGGGCCATGAGCCTCGCCACGCACATCATCGTCTCCTCCATCGAGGGGCGGTCGGTCACGTGAGAGCCCGGATATTCTTCGATCGCTGTTCTATCCGCATTATCTCAGTCTGCGCCTCAAGGCAAGCGCGCGAAGATTTTCAAGTTCCTCGGCACGTTCTGGGCTCAGTGCTTCGCCTGGATTTAGGTAGCGGTCACCGTTGGGATCACGAGCGCGAACGCCAAACCCAAGCCGATGCGTTAGAGGATGCTTGCGTTCTCGGTTGCGTTCCACCAGCGCGCGTAATTCGTGCTCTTGAAGTCTCACAGGTTCATCCTCGTCTTCTTGCCGGTCGGTCGCAGGCGTCGGGTCCACTCCTCGGTCTCCTGGTCGGTGAGCACGTCGGCCGCCTTCTGGGAGACGCGCTCGAAGTGCTCGGTGTGGGGTCGCAGCCCCAGGGTCTCGCCGCGCACGTAGTGGGCCTTCCACTCGCGCCAGGCCCTCACTATCGCCTCGCCGTCTCCAGGGCGCACGGGGAGGCCGCGGAGAGCCTGGTTCACGGTGTGGTAGCTGAGGTCCAGCTTGAGCTTGGCCGCGGCGTTCGCGGCCGTGCCGAAGAGGGACGTGATCTCGGCCCGCACGGCCTTGGCGATCGCGTAGGTCTTCTGGGTGGTCACGTCGCTTTCTCTCCGGCTATGAGGATCTTCACGGTCTCGAACAGACGATGCCGTTTACAGAGCGCCCCGTTGCTCCAGCCTGACTCCGGGGCCAGGCACCGGTCGGTGATCTCAGCCGTGCAGCCGGGAAGGTACCCCTCAAGCGCGATGAGTTCTTCATTTGTGAAGGTCTTTACAAGGCTCATTTTTTAGCCTCCTCGTCAGGGGCCCAGTCGGGGCGGCCGATCTCCAGCTGGATCGGCTGCATGGGCTGGCCGAAGCACATGAGGGTCAGGTAGACGTCCTCGCCCGCGGCGATCTCGGCCCGCTCGGCGTCGTCCAGCTTCCAGCGGGTCATGGTGCCCACCGTGCCGTCGCTGTACTCCACCACGGCCACGCAGCAGGTGAGGTACTCCGGCTGCTCCTCGGCCATCATGATCTCGCGGCAGCCGACCCTAGGCGCAACGGCCCTAGGCATCTTTTTCCCAGGCCAGGACCATTGCTATGCCCATATCCGGGTCAAGTGGGTGATCTGGGATTTCTATGAGGATCCCGCGCCTGATCATCTCGTCCCGGATGTCGAGACCAAATGGGCCCTCGCTGGCGTCAGCGCGCCGACAGACCCACGCCAGCGCCTCTTGGTACCCGAGGAAGATCTCGCTGGCGTCGTCGCCCGGCGGGTAGGCGTAGGCTCGGGCGTAGCTGCCCTGCCGGATCAGCACGTAGTCAGGGAACTCGTCGCCCTCGTCCTGGGGGATCTCCAAGATCAGCGGGGGCTTAGACATCGGCGTCGCCCACGTAGTGCTGCTCCCGGACGTGGAACGGCCAGTCCTTCTCCTGGCGGCTGAGCGCCATCGCGGTGAGCCACGAGAGGTTGAGCACGGTGTGGCCCTCAAGGAGCGGGAGCCGCTCGACGTCGTGGGTCTCGAACGGCTCGCCCACGTCGTTGTGCGAGGCCAGGTGGGCGATCGCCCCGTCGTCCAGCTCCAGGTCCAGCTCGTGGAGGCGCTCGTTCAGCTTCCCCGTCGTCATGCGGCTCATCCTCGGAACCGCCCGGTCTCGAAGCTGCGGACCGTCACCGGCATGTGGCCCGCGCAGGGCTCGCCATGCTCGACGGCCTTCCGGTTACACGGCCGGCCGCTCCGTCGATCGATCACGCCACAGCGCTCGTAGGCGTGGTCCTTGGAGTGGCGGTGACAGAAGAGGGGGTCGGCGTCGATCACGCGGTTCTGGCACCGGCGCCTGTGGAACGTCTGGGCGGTGCAGCGGGAGTTCTGTCCCTGGGGGTTCATCGTCACTCGTCCCTGAAGATGCGGGAGGTGACCTGCTCGATCCCGATCTGGGCGGCCTCGCCGTTGCCCATGTTTCCCCGCCAGACCCGCATGGCGACGTCCACGGCCTCCTGGCGGGCCTCCGGCGTCAGCCGCCGGCCCACCGGGTCACGGTCCACGTTCTGCTCGATCACGGCCCGGTTGCCGGGCAGGTGTCGGTGCGTCATGTTCATGTCTCCTGTCTGGAGGTGTAGTTGCGGTGGTTCTTGGCCCGGGCCCGCGAGGCTCGGTGCCGGCTCTTGTCCCGGAGGGCCTCGCGCTCCTCCAGGGTGATCTCGTACGACGTGCCGGCGGCGCGGTTCCAGGTCCAGAGCCGGCCGCAACGACGTCGGTGCTCCAACCTCGCCAGGCCCTTCATTCGTCGATACCTGGACGCCAGTCAAAGTGCTTGGCGGCCTCACGCAGCCTGTTTGCGTGCTCGGGTTCGTGGTCCCGGTCAGCTTTGTCGGCTTCCCTAATGAGTTCCTCCTGCTTGATTTCGCGCTGGTGCCGTTTGATCGTAATGTGTTTCATAGGGAGCTTGGGACAGATAATGCGTCATCATCACGTGAACGCGCCCTGAGCTGACGGTAGGTGCTCCGTCGCGTGAGGCCGTACAGCACCACCCGGGACAGGAACTCGGGGTCGGTCCGCTGGACCTCCTCGGCCTGCCTGGCGATGTCGTGCGGCAGCCTCACCTCGAGGCTGATCGTCCTGGTCTCCCACATGTCAAGCCTCCTCTCGCGCTCGGTTGAGCGTGTCCTCCGCGAACTGCGCGGGCTCCTCGACCTCGTGGTTCGAGATCTTCTCTAGCGCCTCTCGGTACCTCTTGAGAGGTCCGTCACCCGGCCTCACCCCGTCGAGAGCGGTGCGGGCGATCTCGGCGATTGCCGGGATCTTCGTGTTCTCGTGTGCGCCACCCTTGATAACGCTCTCGATGGCTTCCAGAGCCTCACGCAGCTTGGCTTCCGTCGGACCAGAGGCACGAATGAACGCCGCCTCAGCCTCCCGCAGCCCATCGTCTAGCTGCTCGCGGCTATGATCCGCGTCGATCAGCCCCGTGGCATCGCCACGTCTGTGCACCTCACAAATCCCAGCGCCACTCCCAGCAAACCGTACGCACTGCCGTCCAGTTTCCCGCGATACAGCCTTGCACCTCACCACATTTTCCCGCAGCCCATCGCTGGGCGCTGGTGGGCGGGTGAAACGACGGTCCCCCTTGCGTTTATCATTCGGCCCACAGTTGCATGGACGTGGGGGCCATTCGTGGGGCACCCCGTCGCGACACGTTGTCGGTTCACCCGTCACGCCATTGCGGTCCCAACCTTTTTTGACGGAACAGCCAGAGCACAAATCCAACTCATTCGAACGACACCAGCTTGTGTGTTCACTCTCTCGCTCCCCACCAATGACCGGATCAGGGGCTGGTTTTTTAGTTGCCATATCTACTCACTTCGATTCCCATTCCGCTTTTGGTATCTAGTTGGATGCCTTCGTCGTTCGTTGGTCCGGCCCAAGTGATTTCATGGACGCCGCCCGCCATCCGCTGCACGACAACCAAGGCGAGGTCTGCTACCGCATCGGGTATGGGCTCTGCGCCGTAACTATCCCAATCCTTCTTCAAGCTGCGGAAATGCACGATACGCTTCACCACATCAGTTTCTAGCTGGATGGGCTTCTCGGGCTCTCCCCGCTCCTCGGTGGCTGCCTTGGCGTCGGCCTTGGCCTTGGCTCTTAATACACCGACATTGTGTGGATCAAACGAGCCCCTACATGATGTCCCAGTGTGGGGAGCCTCAAGGATGCATCCCAGTTCACATTTCTTCTCCCCCCCACCGCTTGTATCGCTTTCGGTGGCTGCTGGGGGCTTGGGATCAATCCTGGGCATCCACCGGTGACCGCACACTCCACACTGTTTGCCGTAGCCGCCGAATTTCACGAGTGTACTGTCGCAGGTACCGCATCGCTCACCCATCATCCTGGCTCCTGCTCGGTGGGGGTGCCAAGTAATGTTTGGGTCTTGGGCTCTCGCTCACCCAACGGCGGACCCACATATAGCTTGCCATTCCATATCCTAAGGTAAAGCGTAAATACGACCTTACACATCTGGCTTCTCCTCCTGCGCTGGGGGCTCGGTAATGAGCGGTTCATTCCACTCCAACATCAGACTCTTGTTGTAATGGCTGCCCTCATGTCCAGCTTTTCGAGTGCAGACTACGGGACACGCCTCGACCTTTCGGTCTATCGCTTCGCACTGTACTGTGGGCATTTCATGTTCTATTCGGGCTATATACTTAAGCATCCCCTCGAACCATGCCTGATCAACAGCGTTGCCCCTGGCCCTAGCGGCTTCCACATCTTCCCGGGCTTCTCGCTTCATCCTTTGCCAGTGTGTCTCGTCCACTTCTGTTGGGGGCTCGGCGGTGAGGGCGGCGCGGGCTTCGCAGTTATGGCATCCACATGGAGGATCACAGGCGTAATTTGCGAAGGGCTTCAGTGCCTTGCGCAACCTCGCCGCTCGCGCTCCCTCCAGCTCATCCCTGGCTGTGGCGCAGAATGGGCACTCAATGTTGCCATCGTCCACTGAATAATGCTGCCCGCATACCTCACAGCTACGAGGACCCATGTCCCCCACAGGTCCAGCCTTCTCCTCATCCCCGGCTGTGGCTGATGGGTAAATGAGCAGGTGCCCCATCTCTGTGTTGAACCACCGCGCAAACTCTCTCGCGGCCTCCTCTACCTCTACCCCGTCCGCGAAAACGAACCTGCCGTCGGCGGTGATGCGAAACATTTCCTCGCCCTCATTGGGATGAAATACGAGGGGGTGAGGCTCGGATTGCGACATTTTCATTTTTATCGGTGTGCGCTCACTCATCGGCTTTGGGCTCCTGGGGAGAGAGACGTTTGACCCACGCCTCATCGAACGCGGCCATCGCTTCTGCGGGCGAATCTCCGAAACCCGCAACGCCGTCTTGGAGATTCTCACCGTAGAGTGCGCACCACTGATCGCCGTCGATGCTCAGACTTGGACGGAAGATGGTGCTGGGACAGACCGCTACGTTCGCGGCATCTAGCCGCCTGTCTGCTGAGGCGTTGTCGATGTCATCGCTGTAGGCTGTCATTCCTGTTTCTCTTCCTGCGCTGGGGCCTCACGGTTATACTTGCCCTTCCAATTACACAGCCGCTCTACCTCCATGGTCGAGACGACCCGGCCTTCGCGTGACCGGGCAGCTTGCCCTGCGAGCTAAGATGGCCCGACAGGCCACGCGCCGAGGGGAAGCCCTGGCCGCAGGTGCACCAGGCCACCCGGGGAAGGGCCGCGTACCAGCACGGTAGACAGCGGCCAGCTGCCCCGGGGAAGTCGGCCGACGGCCGCTTTCCGCAGGTCCGGCAGGAGCTCACGAGGCCACCTTGAACCGGCGCCGCAGGTTCTGGCCGTCGGTGCGTCGGGCCTCGTGGTACCGGCCGAACTCGCAGAGGCAGTTCTCCACGTCGGAGCGGTCCAGGTAGACGTAGTCGAGCGCGCCGTGGTCCCAGCTGGGCATCCGGCCCTCGAGGAACCGGTCCTGGCGGCCGCGGAGCCAGACGAGGCGCTCATTGTAGCCCGCCTCGCCGGGGCCGCGGTCGGGCGCGTTGTCGACGAGGTCCATCCCCCGCCGCGCGCCGGGCCCGAGCAGGGCGTACCCGTCGTTGGAGTGCGGCAGGTTTAACCCGTTCTCCGGGTAGCTGAGGTCCAGGCAGGTCTGGTAGGCGACGAAGGGGCCGATCCCCTGGAACTCACGTAGGAGCCGGAGCAGCTGACGCCGGTCCAGGAGCGTCCAGTCAGGCGCCTCGTCCTGGCGACGAGCGGCCAGCTCCGCCGCGGCCCGGGCCCAGAGCGTCGGCCAGCTGTCCCGCTTGGGGCCCGGGATGCCGGCGTTCCCGAGGAGGTACGCGCCCGTGTACGGATGGCCGGGGCCGAAGTCCGCCATCCGGGCCCTGACGTCATCCGCGTTCGAGAGACCGGCCTCGTCGATCGTCAGCCACCCCACGTGCGCCTTCGAGTCCTCGCGCAGCCCCTGGCGATACGCCAGGACGTTCAGGAGCACCTCGTCGTTCGACGCGTCTAGGTCGAGGCGGCCCTCGGCGACGTGGTCCACCAGCCAGGCCGTCCCGGGGTCGAGCCGCCGGTAGACGTTCGTGAACCGGTAGGCGCGGAGGTACGGGTCGTCGGTCCACGGCGACGGCCGGCCCTCGACGTGGCGGGCGTACCAGATCCGGTGTCGCTCCCGGACCCAGTGCCAGAACAGCTTCTCGTTGGTCACGTCGCCTTCTCCACCGGCATCGTCGCACCGCAGCACGTGGACCAGCCCGTCCGCAGGCACGCGGTCACGTCCTCAGCCGACAGCTCCTCGATCCGGTCGCACGTCGGGCAGCGCACGATCATGAGCCCGAGGGCGTCGGAGATCGTCTCGTGCAGGGTCGCGGCCCGGGTGAGGAGCTCGCTCACCTCCTCTGACCTGACCGCGCCGCCGGCGTCCTTCTCCACGTCCGTCGTCCTGTCCTCTGTCTGAGGTGGGCTCAGATGGTAGCTCCCCGCCGGCCGTTTGTACAATCTATTTTGCGGAGCTCTCCGCGAAGCGGTGAAACCGGCCCCTCCGCCGCTTCCACTCGGCGACCTCCTGCTCCGACAGCCGGTCCATCGCCCGGTAGGCCAGCTCGATCGTCTCCGGTAGGCGGAACGTCATGTCCGGGGAGAAGGCCAGGCCCCTCACGTAGAGCTGCTTCCAGGTGCGCCAGGCCACCACGACGTCGTCGGCGTGAGACTTCGGCACCGGGTTTCCGCGGAGCGCCTCTCGCATCACCTGGTAGGGCACGTGACCACAGCGCAGCAGGCGCTGGGCGTTGGCGATCGTGCCGAACAGCGGTAGGACCTGGTCGCTGATGTCTTCGTCCACGGTGAGCTTCTCTTGGTGCTGACCCATGGGTCTCTCTCCTATTACACGTGAGAATAAATTAATATAAAATATATACTTTTAATTCACTAGAACTACAGACTAGAGGCTAGAGGCAAGGGCGACAAGGTTTTAGGATAGGTAGATCAGGGGGACGAACCGAAGAAATAGTGCCCGGAGGAACTTACGAAAGTCGCTCGTGGTTGGGTATTCTTCTTTTTCGCTCGTGTAGTAGGTGGCGAGCCTTGAGGGTGGACGCTACCGTAAAGCGTTGATCGCCGAGGCCCTCGAGGAGAACCCATGGACGTCCTGATCCCCCTGTCCGCCTTCCTGGCTGGGCTCGGCGTTCACCGTTGGAGAGAGCGTCTGCGGCGGGCTCGTGAGAGAGACGTCAGGGTCCGGGCGCGGGTGGACCTGGTGCTGCTCGACGCGGCGGCGCTCGCTGAACATCTCCAGGGTGACTAGGTGAGACGGGAGATCCGGGAGACGCGGCGCTGATGCCCGGCCGCATCACCAAGGACCTCGTCAAGGCGAGGGGCGCACCCCCGGAGAAGGGCGGCGCCGCCTGGCGGAAGCTGGTGGCCCGGATCGTCAGGCACGTTCACCAGAACCAGCCCATCTGCGGCGAGGCTGGCGGGAGGCGTCGGGACGGCTGGCCGTGCGAGAGCCGCTGGACCATGGCCAACGGGCTCTGCAAGATGCACGGCGGAGCCGCCCGTCGAGGGGCCGAGCACCCCGCCTTCGTCCACGGCCGCGCCTCGCGCGTCTACGACGGTCTCCCCGCCCGGTTCAAGCAGGCCTATCTGGCCAGCATCCAGGACGACGACCTCCTGTCCCTGCGGTCGGAGCTGGCCATGGCCGACGTGCGCGCCGGGGAGCTGGTCGAGCGGCTCGACACCGGGGAGTCGGGCGAGCGGTGGCGGCGCCTGGGCCAGCTGGCCGAGGGGCTGGTGTCGGAGCTGGGGACGGACGACCCGTCCCCGGACGCGCTGCGAGGCAAGGCGGCCGAGATCTCGGCGCTGTCCGAGCGGGCGGCCGACGACGAGCGGGCGTGGCGCGAGCTGCGGTCCTCACACCAGCACCGGCGGAAGCTGGCCGACACGGAGCGGAAGCGTCTCAAGGACCTGCACGCGTACCTGACGGCCGAGGAGGCGCTGGCCATCATAGCCAGGCTCACGGACACCATCGTGCGGCACGTGGAGGACAAGGCCGCGCTGACGGCTATCCTGCACGAGATCCAGGCGCTGACCGGCAACGACCCGGGCGATCAGCGGCGCTTGGCCCTGCTGTCGTGACGAGGGGCCCACGAGAGAAGGGGCGACGCCGGCGCGGCAAGCACCACCGACGACGACGTGAGCGGGAGGAGCGACGTGAGAGGCGGGTACGCCAGACGACGGGCCAAACGTACCCCGCGGGAGTCCGAGCGATCGGAGCCTGGGGCGACGTGGCGAAGAAGGCTGACTGAGAGGTGGAGACTCCTGGGATGGCTGACCAGACTGTTGAGACGATAGCCGACGCGGTGTCGAGCGGACCGCGCGACCCGGCGTTCTCCCTACTCGGTCGCCAGCACGTTAGCCCCAGGGTCAGCGCGTGATCGTCTTTCAGGTGTGTGGGTACTGCAAGAGGCGTCAACCTGTCACCTTTGAGACTGACGGGATGGGTGGAGTCTTTGATCGTGGTCTGGACTATGATTGCGTTGATCGACGGCGACGTGGGGTGTGCCTAGACTGCCCTCGCCCGGTGGAGGGGCCACGCTCCTTTCGTTGTCGCGTGTGTAAGACGGCCGTGAAGAAGAAGCGGTTGAGGTTGAGGCGGGAGGTGATCTTGGCTCGGCAGCGTATCTACTGGAAGAGACACCCGAGCTATAACACGAGGCGTCGCCCCGCGGCCCGCCGGTACAAGCACGACTATGGGACCAAGTACGTCGGGGTCAACTGTAAGCCTCCCACGTGCCGATGCTGCGGTGACGACGTGCCGTTCTCCGGGCGGGGCCGACCGTTCCTGGAGTGCCCGCCGTGCCGCGCTAAGCTCAGGGCCAAACGTCTGGGTAACTGGGGCGGCCGGCGCGGGACCTACGTGACGGACCCAGCGTGACCCACCCCATCGCCCTCCAGATGCTGGACCAGGTCGCGGCGCGGCTGGCTCAGGAGGTCGGGGAGGAGGCGCCCGAGACCCGGCGCACGTACGAGTGGGAGGACGACTGGGAGGCCTGGCTCGACCGCATGTTCCCCGCCGCCTTCGCCGACGACTTCGCGCCTCACCAGGCGGAGTTCTGGGCCTGGGTCTGGAAGCTGCGTCGGGGCGTGCTCCCGGAGGAGCCGTTCGTCGGCGTCTGGAGCCGGGGCGGCGGGAAGTCCTCCTCGGCCGAGGGGGCGACGGTGGCGGTCGGCGTCCGCGGGGTACGTGGGTACGGGCTCTACGTCCGCGCCACCCAGGACCTGGCGGACACCAGCGTGGGGAACGTGGCCGCGAAGCTGGAGTCGTCCACCGTGGAGCGCTACTACCCGGCCCATGCCCGGCGGCTGCTGTCCAAGTTCGGCAGCTCCCGGGGCTGGCGGCGGAACCGGATCCGGACGGCGGGCGGCTTCACCCTCGACGCGCTGGGCCTGGACGTGGCCGCGCGTGGCGTGAAGATGGAGGACCAGCGCCCGGACTTCATCATCTTCGACGACCTGGACGAGCTGCACGACTCGCCCCACGCGACCAAGAAGAAGATCGACACCTTGACGAAGTCGCTGCTGCCAGCCGGCTCCAAGGACGTGGCGGTGATGGGCATCCAGAACCTGATCATCCCCCACGGCGTCTTCAGCCAGCTGGCCGACGGGCGCGCCCCGTTCCTGGTCAAGCGCCGGGTCAGCGGGCCGCACCCCGCGATCCGGGGGATGAAGACCAAGGTGAAGACGGTCAAGGGCAAGCGGATGGCGGTCATCACCGGCGGCACGCCGGTGTGGGGCGGCCAGGACCTGAAGGCCTGCCAGGACCTCATGGACCTCATCGGGCTGCCCGCGTTCCAGCAGGAGTGCCAGCACCAGGTGACCGAGCGCGAGGGCACGCTGTGGACGAAGGACATGATCAAGTACGTTGATCAGGTGCCCGAGCTGAAGCGGGCCGCGGTGGCCTGCGACCCCTCGGGCGGCGCGACCGAGATCGGGATCGTGGCGGCCGGCGAGGGCTACGACGGCAAGGCCTACGTGTTCGCGGACGAGACCCAGCCCGGCGCGCTGGGCTCGCTCAACTGGGGCAACGCGCTGATCGACGTGTACGACGAGTGGGAGCTGGACAAGATCCTGGGGGAGCGGAACTACGGCGGCGACATGGTGGAGGGGAACATCAAGGCGGCCGCCGGGCTGAGGCGCGTCCCCTTCGAGTACGTGATCGCCTCCAGGGGCAAGACGCTCCGGGCCGAGCCCGTCTCCACGTTGTACGAGAACGGCGAGGTGCTGCACGTTGGAACCCACCCGGAGCTGGAGATCGAGATGACGGGCTGGGTGCAGGGCGACCCGTGGTCGCCGAACCGGCTGGACGCGCTGGTCCACGTCCTGACCTGGCTGATGCTGGGCAAGCGGAAGAAGGGCATGCGGTGGGGCTCACAGGCGAAGAAGAAAGCGAGGAGGGTGGCGGCATGACCGGAGCGACGTTCCGGGGGTGGGCACGCCGACGGAGGTGACGGTGCCGCTCACCCTGGGCACGGACACGGTCCACGGCGGCGGCCTGATCACGGGAGAGCTACAGAAACTAGAGGAGGGGTGACATGGCGGCGGAGAACGTAGGCAAGGCGTGGCGGCTGCTGGGGTCGCTGTTCAGCCGGGGCGGCGACTTCGCCCGGCGGATGGGGAAGACCTTCGGCGGGCTGCGTGACCTGTGGCCCACGCTGGGCTACCGAGACGACCCCGACGTTGAGACGTACCTGGACTTCTACGGGCGAGGCGACATCGCCTCCCAGATCGTGGACCTGCCGCCGGACACGTGCTGGCGCTTCCCCCCGGAGCTGCGTCTCGAGGGCGACGAGGAGCAGACCGAGGGCAAGACGTTCCTCGACGAGGTCGACGAGCTGGACGACCGCATCGGGCTCTGGGCGAAGATGGCCCAGGTCGATCGGCTGTCGGGGATCGGGCGGTACGGGCTGCTCCTGATCGGGGCGCGGGGCACCGACGGCACGGAGACGCTGGCCGAGCCCCTCGACCGGTTGGACAGCCTCAAGGACGTAATGTTCCTGAAGGCGTTCCACGAGGGGCTGACCAGCGTCAACAAGTGGGTGGTGGACGAGATGGACCCGCGGTTCGGCCTGCCCGAGAGCTACAACGTGGACTTCAGCACGGGGAGCGACGCCGGCCGGACCGGTCGCTCCGGCAGCTCCCGGACGCTGGTGGTCCACTGGACGCGGGTCATCCACGTGGCGGAGAACCTGGTGGACGACGAGACGTTCGGCATCCCTAGGCTGGAGCGCGTGGTCAACAAGCTCGACGACCTAAACAAGCTCATCGGCTCAGCGGCCGAGATCTTCTGGGTGGCGGTGGCCGGCGTGCTCCACGCGGACATCGACCCGGACGTCGACGTGGACCCCGAGGACCAGGCGGCCTTCGAGACGGACCTGATCGAGGCGATGCAGGGCATGCGGCGCGTGGTCCAGACCCGCGGCGTCGAGCTGAGCCGGATCGCCCACTCCGGGAGCGTCGACCCGCAGCCCACGTACGAGGCGATCGTCCAGCTGATCAGCGCCACGGCGCGCATCCCCGAGCGGGTGCTGTTCGGGTCGGAGCGGGGCGAGCTGGCGAGCTCCCAGGATCAGCGGCAGTGGCACGCGACCATCAACGCCCGGCAGAACAACCACGTGGTGCCCGTCATCATCCGGGCGTTCTTCAACCGCATGGAGATGCTGGGCGTGAAGGTGCCCGACTACAAGGTGTTCTGGCAGCCGCTCGACTCGCCCACCGAGCTGGAGCTGGCCGAGATCGCCAAGCTCAAGGCCGAGGCCGCGGTGGCCCTGGCGCCGGGCCAGCAGGCCGACTTGCTGATCAAGCCCTGGGAGGCGCGGGAGATGCTCGGCCTGACGCCGGTGCCCGAGGACCCGCCCGAGGGCGCCGAGGAGGCGTTCTTTGAGCCGGTCGACGACACCCTCGTGATCGAGGAGCCGACGCCGCCCCTGGAGCTGCCGCCGGCGCCACCCGTTGAGGAGGAGGTTGCGTAATGAGCACCAAGTGGCTGGACAACGTCACCTGGCCGAAGGCCGCGCTGTTCGGCGGCGTGGGCGTGGTGATCTTGCTCATCGTACATCCCCCGACGGCTGAGAGGATCCTCCTGGCGATCATGGACCTGGCTCGGATCCTCGCCAACGCCGTCGGCACCCTAGGGGGAGGTTGATATGAACCCGCGTAATTACGTCGTAATCGCGGCGCTCCTGCTCGCCGCCCCGCTCGCCGCTCAGCAGACCCAGACCACCGTGGTCCCCGACGTGGAGGTCACCGTCAACGGGGACACGATCGTGGTGAACGTGGAGGTGCTGTCCGACAGCGTCCGCCTCGCCCGGATCGCCGAGGCCGTCGAGGCGATCGCCGCGGCCGTCGCCGAGTGCGGCTGCCAGCAGCCCGCCGGCTCCTCCACGGTGGTTCGGGTTGGGCAGGGCCTGCTGGTCGTCGCCGCGTTCCTGGGCGTCCTCCAGCTGAAGCGGATCGCGGACCGGGAGCCGGACGTCCACAACGACGTGACCGTGCCGCCTCACGGGCACCCCAAGCACGACCACGGAGAGAGCCCAGGATGACCGTGACCCTAGAGTCCATCGCCGCGGCCACCATCCCGTCGGGCAAGCTCCTCGCCTGGATCGCGGCGACCGGCGCCGCGCTGTTCATGGCCGGCGTCGGGGCGACCCTGCAGTTCGGCTCGACGGCCGAGAACATCGAGGCCATCCCCGCCATGCAGGCCGACATCGCGGCCCGCCAGACCTCGCTGGATCAGCTGCTGGACTCCGTGGCCGTCGCCAGCGAGGCCCGGGCGCAGATCCTCTGCGTGGTGGTCATCGCGGTGGGCGGTGAGGTCCTGACCGCGCCCGAAGTCATCCGGAGGTGTCCGTGACCCAGGTGGTCCCCCTGACCCGGAACGTGGACCTCGACGACTGGCCCGCGGGGCAGTACCGGCGGACCAGGGTTCAGCTGCCGCCGGGCTTCTTGGCCGTGATCACCTGCCCGGCCTGCGGGGAGCGCGGCTCACTGCACGACAGCCACGACGTCCACGCTGACGGGACGGTTCAGCCCAGCGTCGTCTGCCCGTGCGGGTTCCACGCGTACATCACCCTGGAGGGATACGCCGATGCCTGACCGCCTGGTCATCGACCCGACCGCCGAGAACACCTTCTTCCGGTGCCACGCGGTGATCATGGCCATGGACGTGCGGACCGTGCGTGACCAGCTCCTGAAGCTGGGCCGCTGGCCGGCGGACCGGGCGGTCCTGCGCGTGCTCGACTGGGAGGAGGCGGTGACCCGGCTCAAGAGCGACGCCGACTCCATGCTCGCGCTGACCCGGATGGTGGTGGCGATCGAGGACCCGGCTGGGCGGCTGTACCTGGTCCGCACGCCCGACCTCGTCTCCGGCGTGCCCGACGTCCACCGACACGTCCGCGAGGAGCAGGTGCGGCGGGCCCGCGACGAGGTGGGGCTCAAGGCGTGAGCACCGCGATCCGGCGGAACGTCCTGCCCAGCCGGCGACGGGACGAGACCAAGGCGGAGTTCATCGACCGGTGTATGGGCCACCCCGAGGCGGTTAGGGAGTTCCCGCGGCCCGACCAGCGACGCGCGGTCTGCGAGACCCGGTCGGCGCCGCCCCGGGCCCGCCTCGCCCGGCGGCGTTACCGACGGCACCTCCAGACGGTCCGGCCGCCGAGGGGCGACCCGTCGCGCACCTCTCGGATCGTGCGGCGGTACCAGGCCGACCTGGCCCGGCGGTGGCGGGAGGTGAACCGCGTCCTGCGTCAGCTCATCGTGACGGACGACGTCCTCGGGCTGGGCACGCCGCCCCGGGCGTTCCTGCAGATCGATCTGCCGGGCCGGTTTGACTTCCCCGCTGACGTGCCCGGCAAGGCCGCCGCGTTCGACCGGTTCATGCGGGCGCTCCTCGACGCCGAGGTCCTGGAGCTGTCGCCGATCAGCGGGACCGGGAGCGGCTGGCAGAACAAGTACGTCCGGGCGTCGTACTCGGTCGGCGTCCAGCACGCGGACGCCTCGCTGCGGGCGGCGGGGGTCGAGCCGCCGCCGGGCGCGCTGGCCCAGACCCTCAACCAGCCGATCCACGCGGAGAAGCTCCAGCTCCTCTTCAGCCGGAACTTCAACGAGCTGCGGGGCGTGACGAACGCGCAGGCCCAGAGCCTCAGCCGGATCGTCACCGAGGGGCTGGCCACGGGACAGTCGCCGCGGGTGGTGGCCACCGAGATCAGCCGGTCCATCAGCTCGATCGGCGTGGTCCGCGGCCGGGTGATCGCCCGGACCGAGACCATCCGGGCCCACGCCACGGCGACCCTGGCCCGGTTCGAGCAGAGTGGGATCGAGACGGTCGAGGGCTTCGCGGAGTTCGTGACGGCCGGCGACGACCGGGTCTGCCAGACGTGCCAGGACCTGGAGGGCCGGCGCTTCCCGCTGGACGAGGCGGCCGGCGTCATCCCCGTCCACGCCAACTGCCGGTGCGTGTGGCTGCCGGTACCCGACCCCCGCGAGCCGTCCTTCCGGACGCCCGAGTTCTTCGGGTGAGCGTCGCCGAGGCGACGGAGCGCTGCCACTGCGCCGAGCAGGCGCTGGGCCGGGTGGAGCACCCGGAGCGCACGTGCCCCGTCCACGGCCGCGTGTGGGCGCAGAACGAGCAGGTGCTGGCCTACGTCCAGGGCCGGCTGGGCGACCATACCAGCGCGGGTCAGTGCATCCTTCACATCGGCCCGGGCGGCGAGATCCGGCGGCTGGAGTGGCGGGCCGTCGAGAAGGTCGAGGACCTCCTGGAGTGACGTGGCGGGACAATCGTGATCTCGCCACCAAACCCAGGGAGGGTAACATGTCGTTGAAGCTCGGAGAGACCGTGAGATACGTGGACGCCAGGGGGCGTGAGCGTCCGGCGCTGGTGACCGCGATCCACGGGTCGGTGGAGAACGACCCCTCGATCAACCTCGTGATCGTCTCAGACGACGAGGAGAGGCACGACGCCTACGGGCGTCAGATCGAGCGGGAGACGTCGGTCGTACACGAGTCTGACCAGGGCGCCGACGGGAACTTCTGGAGGTAGCGGCGAGACCGCCTGGAACCTCTGACGGGGAACCTCTCACGGCGGTGTACTTATATCTCCAGAGGTGTTATCTTTTAACATGAGACAGACGACAGCCCACCAGACAGGAGACAGCGAGATGACCGAGATCCAGAGAGCCGTGCTCGCCCAGATGCCCGGCGCCGTCTACGTGACGCTGAACAATCGCGGATGGGTGTTCCCCATCGACGTGCGGAACGACCCCGATCTCGCGACGTGGATTCTGGGGACGTGGCTGGCAGACGCGTGGATCGCCGACCGGGAGGTGGCCTGAGATGGTGACTACCGGCACGGTGCGATATGATCTCCTGGTTCACGCCGCGAACATTATCAATCGGCGTGGTATGAAGGCGCTATGGGCGAACAGCGAGATCATAGCCTCCGGCGACCCTGAGGATCTTCCGTGTAGCGTAGAACCGTGGAGGGAGGTCTCTGAAAATGAGGCGTGGACCTTCGTTCCAACGGAAGAGGCCCACGCGTAGCGCGGATGATAGAGGCCGCCGGCTTCTCGTAAGAGGAGGCTTGAGACGAGGGCCCCGTCGGCGTTGTCACCCTCTCCCCCTGTTTACATCCCGACGGGGGGAGGTTACCTATCCAACGGCGAGACACCCCCACCCGGAACCTCGTTCTCTGAAGCACGTCATCAGGAGACGAGGGTTCCATGAGCTTCATCAACGTTCCCGGGTTCGTTGAGGACGTCGCGTTGGACGACAGCGACAAGGTCATCACGGTGCCCGCTGGGGAACGCTGGGAGCTGCTCGGCGTCTACGCTGACCTGAGCACCACCACCGCGGTGGGCGTCCGTCAGCTGGAGATCGAGATCGCGACCGCCACCGGCGTCCTGATCCGGCTGGAGTTTGGCGAGACCCAGGCCCAGAGCGTCGCTAACAAGCTGTACGCCGCCGCTCTGGGCCTGGTGTCAGAGGTCCACGTCGCCGGCGAGATGGTCTTCGAGCAGCTGCCCGCGTTCCATCTCGTGGAGGGCGACACCGTCCGGGTCTTCGACAGCGCGGTGATCGACGCCGGGGCCGACGACCTGGTCGTCCAGATCAACCGCCTCAGCAGCTCTGAAAAGTGAGCAAGACGCGACAGGTCCTGAGGGTCAACGCCCAGCACCTCGTCCGCGACGAGGCCCGCGACGGCACCATGTTCCTCGTGGTGCCCGTGGTCATGCTCCAGGAGCAGATCCTCTTCTGCTCCAACTGCCACCCCGACGGCGAGTTCATCTCGGCCACCGAGATCACGAGCAGCCTCGTCGGCTGGAACAACCGGCCGGTGACGCTGAGCCACCCCGCCGCGGAGTGGAGCCCAGCCAACCACCAGCGCCTCGAGGTGGGCCGGGTCTTCAACGCGTTCTGGGACGGGAAGCTGAAGGCCGAGATGTGGCTGGACCTCAAGGCCCTGCGGCGCACCAGCGAGGGCAAGGCCGTCGAGGCCGGCTTCCGCGACCACAAGCTGCAGGAGGTGAGCACGGGCTACTTCGTGGACCGCATCGCCCGCGCCGGCAGGTTTCGGGGACAGACCTTCGCGATCGTACAGATGAACATCGTGCCTGACCACCTCGCCGTCCTGACGAACGAGGTGGGGGCGTGCTCGATAGAGGGCGGCTGTGGCGCCCCTCGTCTCAACTCCAACGGAGGAGACCCCATGGATGATGAGACCACTTTCATAGAGCGTTTGGTTGGTGGGGCGAAGGCCCTGCTGGCCCTTGGCTCAGCCGTTGGGGATGGGTCCGACGACGGCGACAAGAAGTCACACGGACCCGGTAACGACGGAGACAAAGGGAAGGAGGCTTCCATGAAGAGGAAGGAACTCGTCGCTCTGCTCCTCAAGACCGAGAAGGTGTCGTTCTCGGAGAAGGAGCTGGGCAAGATGAAGGACGAGCAGCTGAAGTCACTGGCCACGTTGGCCGGCTGCGACTGTGGTGACGACGACGCTGCCGAGGCCAAGAGGAAGGTCGAGGCCGAGGCCAAGAAGAAGGTCGAGGCCGAGGCCAAGGAGGAGGAGGCTTCCATGAAGAGGAAGGAACTCGTCGCCTGGCTGCTCAAGGCCGAGAACGTGGTGTTCTCGGAGGAGGAGCTGGGCAAGATGAAGGACGAGCAGCTGAAGTCGTTGGTGAAGCTGGCTGGCGATGACGCCGGCAGCTTCAACCCGGAAGACCAGAAGTTCCTGACGGCCCTCAGGGCCGCCGGTGGCGACTCGGTCGACGGGCTGGTCGCGCTGATGGAGGCCGGGAAGGTGGAGGCCGCGCGTCGGCAAGCCCTGCACGACGACCTCGTCAAGCAGCTGAACAAGGACGAGATCGTCGCGATGAGCAAGGCCGTGCTGAACGGCATGAGCCTGGAGGCGCTCGAGGGCCTGGACCGCTCCCTGAACCCGACCAACTACGCTGGTCGGGGTGGAGCCCGGATCGAGAACCGGGGAGGCGACGAGGAGCACTTCGCGCCTGACGCCCCCGCGATCCTTCTGGCGGAGCCCGACGGCACGAAGTCAGGCGACGGCGACGACGAGGGAGGTGACTCATGAGCCCCTCTGGAAGAGTCATCGTGCTCAAGGGCAACCCGATCGTGAAGGAAGCGTCAGCGTCTGTGGCAGGTCTCCTGCCCGGCATCCGTGTCAACCTTGAAGCTGCTGGTCAGCTTGAAGTTGCTGGTGTCGCGACCGAGCAAGACCCCGGTCGTAAGGCGTTTGTGGTTGAAGCCGATGTGGTAGGTAACACGGCGGCCGACGCATACGCGGACGACGATCAGGTGAAGTACATTGTCGCTGGACCTGGTGATGAGATTCTCATTCGTGTGACCGCTGCCCTTACGTGGGCGATCGGTGATCCGTTGTACGCTGCCGCTCTCGGGCGAGTCGGCGACATTCCACTCAGTACCGGCGTCGCTGCGGCGCCTATCGGCTATGCGCTGGAAGCGAATGCTGCGGCAGCGGTCGATACCCTCTTTGCCATGGAGGTGGCATGATGAGAAACGGGGCAGCCTCCACCAGGTCGCTGCAGCAGCTGGCCGGCATCGGCAGCGCTGGAAAGCGGTTCGCCGCTTCAGGCTTCAACGTCAAGGTCCTTAGGACCTTGGACCTTCTTCGGAAGGACGAGTGGATCAGGGTGGACGAGGCGGTGGTGCGGGTGGCGCGCTCGCAGCTGGGCGCGGTCACGGACCTTCGCAACGCTGGGCTCGTGCGGAACCTCGGCTCCATCGGGGTGATGCTGGACCAGTTCGAGAAGGTCACCGAGGTCGACGAGGCCGAGCAGAACATGACCGGGATCGCTCCCGGCCAGCGGGACCTGCCCGAGTACACGCTGGCCACGGTGCCCATCCCGGTGACGTTTCGGGACTTCCAGGTGAACATCAGGGTGCTGGAGGCCTCGCGTACCCGTGGCGCTGCCATGGACACGGTCACCGCGGAGATGTGCACCCGCCGGGTGACGGAGAAGCTGGACGACATGGTGTTCAACGGCTCGGTGGTCCAGGCCGACGGGGCGACCATCCTCGGTTACACGACCCATCCCGACCGGGCCACCGGTACGCTGACCGACACCGCTGGTGAAGGTTGGTTGCCGTCTGCGGCTCGTGACATCATCGCGGACGTGGTGGCCATGGTCGCGGTCCTGGAGGCGAGGAACTACCGTGGACCGTACATCCTGTACGTCCCGGTGAACTACAAGTCCGAGCTGCGGAACGACTACAGCACGGCCAAGGGTGACCGCACCTTCGAGGAGCGTATCCTGGCGATCGAGGAGATCACCGCGGTCAGGTCCACGGTCTCGCTCACGGCCGAGGTCGTGCTGGTACAGATGACGTCAGACGTGGTCGACCTGAGCGTGGGTCAGGACATCACCACCGTCGAGTGGGACGAGATGGGTGGGCTGGTCTCGAACTTCAAGATCATGGCGGCCTTGGCGCCCCGCGTCAAGAGCAGCGCGATCGACGAGAACGGGGTCGCGCACTTCAGCGTCTAGGCGAGCTGAGGGTGACGAGCGGTAACGCAGGACGAGCACCCGGGAGCCGAGCGACTCAGCTCGGCTCCCGGTCCTCCTAAACGGGAGCACAAAAGATGGCCAAGACGATCAAGGCGACGCACCGGCTACGCCGACCGCACGGCGTGATCTTCGACCCCAAGCGTCACTTTCTCAAGGGTGACGACGTGCCCGAGGCGGGAGCTCGGGTCACGCTCTCGGCCGGCACGCACGTCATCCCCTCGGTCGGGCAGCTCGCGAACCTGCCTGACCGGTTCGAGTCCCTGTCAACCCCCGAGGCACCCGCCGAGATAGACGACCCCGAGGACGACGGTGACGGCGACCCCGAGGACGACGAGGGGAGCGAGGATGATCACCGCGCGGCGGACGCCGCGGTCGACGCCGCCCTCGAAGCGGTGGGCGGCGACTGGAGCGCCCTGACGTCCCCGCAGCTGAGGGACCTGGCTGAGGCGTACGAGCTGGAGGTGCAGGGCACCGGGAGCGGCGGGAACGTGCTCAAGGCAGACTGGATACAGGCGGTCCAGGGAGCGCGTGGGGCGGTCGCCTAGCGGCGTCGTCTTGGCCTGGGTGCGTGGTCTAGGGAGCAAGGCCATGCCCTAGGCCGCCACCCGGCCGAACGAGGGACGCCTCGCCGCTGAGCGAACAGCGGCGGGGACGACAACCTGAGAGGGAGGCCAAGCGATGGCCCTGAGAACGTCGGCGCCGGAGGTGTGCGCCATCATCGAGACGGACCTGGACGCGGACGCGGTCCTGCCGTTCATCATCCCGGCGAGCGCGCTGGTCGACCAGCACCTCGCGGGCTTCACCCCGGCGATTAGCGACGGCCTCCTCCTCCAGGTCGAGACGTACCTGGCCGCGCACTTCCTCGCCCTGTTCGACCCCCGCGCCGAGAGCGAGTCGGCCGACGGCGTACGGTTCAAGTACGAGGGCAAGACGGACATGGCCCTAGACTCCAGCAAGTACGGGCAGATGGCCCAGGTCCTCGACCCGTCGGGCCGGCTGAAGCAGCTGAGCAAGGACAACCGGGTGGGCTGGCAGGTATCGGTCGCCAACGAGCGGGACGTGGAGAACCTCTGATGGCCGGCGGCTTCCTCAGGCTCACCGGCGTGAGCGCGCTGGCCAGGCTGTTCAAGGACGTGGCCGACGCGGCCCGGTTCCCGGGCGAGTGGTGGGTGGGCTCGGCCGTGCCGTACGGCCCGTTTCACGAGTTCGGCACCACCCGGATCGTGGCGCGGCCCCACTGGCAGCCGTCGATCAACGCCGTGACCGCGAAGTTCGGGCTGGCGCCCGCGCGCCGTCAGCAGGAGTTCGTCAACGCGATGATCGAGGCGCCCCGCGGGCTGGTCAAGCTGGTGGCCTTCGACCTGGAGCGGACGGTGAAGATCTCGATCACCGCCCAGGGCATCATCGACACCAGCAACTACCGCAGCTCGATCGCCACCGGGCCCACGGAGGACGCGGCCTTCGGGGCCAGCGTCGGACAAACGATCAAGTGAGCGCCTTCACCCGGATGGCTCGCCGCCACGGCGAGGACTTTGTGTATACCGGGTTTACCGAGGCCGTCAACTCCAAGATGGTACTCCCCGGGACCGCGGCCAATAACTCCAGCACCGATGACGATCTCGCGTTTGACGTGCTGGTCGGGGACCTGGACCTGAGGATCAAGCTGCAGATGGCGGACTTCTCGCGAGCCGGCGTCTTTCAGTACCTCATCCACAAGGCCGCGGGGACGCCGGCCACCACGGGCTTCTACCTCAGGATGGAGAGCAGCGGCCTACTGCGGATGGTCGTCGCCGAGGGGGCCGTACAGCATAGTATAACGTCCACGGTTGAGGTTCCCGCCGCCCTGAACGGGACCATCATCTGGCTCAGGGCCGCCATTGACCTCGACGACGGGGCGGGGAACCACGTGGTGGTGTTCTACACCTCGGTCGACGACCAGCGTACCTGGGTCGTGGTAGACACCGTGACCACCGCGGGGGTGATCGGCGCCGTGAACGACGTCGCCGAGAAGCTCAGGGTGGGCACCGACTACGTCGGGGCCAACTTCACGACGGCCGACGTGTACCGGGTCCAGGTGCGGAACGGGATCGGCGGCGCCCTCGTGTACGACGCCCACTACGCAGCCCAGGCGGTAGGGGCCACGAGCTTCGCCGACCTCGCGTCCGCGTTGACCGTAACCATCAACGCCCCCGCCACGATCGCGGCGTCGGCCATCACGAGTCACGATGAGTACGGCGACGTGACGTACACGGCCGACGCTACCCCAGACACGATCAGGGGCATACGGCTCGACTCGAAGGACCGAAACGTGCTGGACGAGACCGGCGAGGAGAGGAGCGTCGACATCGAGGTGCTTGTGCCCGCCCCGCTCAAGAACTCCGCCGGGGTCGCGCTCACGCTGTCGGACGTCACGTCAGACAGGGCGCCGACGTTGACCGACGCGTCTGGGCGGCTATACCAGGTCGTCGGGATCGGCCACGAGGCCGCCACCCCGGTCGGCGCGCAGCGCATCCTCTGCGCCAGGCAGGTGGACTGATGCCTCTCCCCGTTAACGAGCCCAAGGTCCTGATCCTGGACCTTATCGAGGCGAAGTGGCTGGCCGCGAACGTCGTCGGCGACATGACGCCGGACTTTCACACGGGCTGGTGGAACCCTCGGTCTCTTCGGCCGCAGATCACGTTCACCAACCAGGATGAGGTCTACCAAGGCGTCTCGGGCTACGGCGCGATCGGGGCCGCCGGCCCGGTGCAGATCGCAGATGGCACGTTGTCCGTGAACTGCTGGGCTGTCCGCGACGAGGGCGCGGGTGGGACGAACCCCAAGAAGCTCGTACGTGAGATGGCGGAGGAGGTTCGGCGCATCATCCTGGCGAACGTCGTGCTCGTCACCAATCTCGAGTACGTCAGCGTCCTGTCGGTCGTGGACGTGGCACCGGTGGCCGGCAACAAGCCGGTGGTATTTCGGAAGAGCATCACCGTTGGCTTTAACTGGAGCACCACATGAAGATCAAGGCCGTGAGCACGAGCACGCGGGCCATCACCCACCAGGGTGAGCGCGTGGAGTTCGACGAGAAGGGAGTCGGTACCATCAGCGACGTGAACGGCAGAGACCTCGTCGCCAACAACCCCAACTTCACCAAGGTGAAGACCAGCAAGAAGGAGACGACCGATGCCGAATGAAGCGGGGATCCGAGCGCTGCGAGCCAACTTTATCCGGGAGACGATCCCCGGGGTGACGGACGCAGACCCAGACTGGCTGCGGTTCAGCGACGAGCTGGACGCGGCCACCTACGCCCCAGAGGGGAACGTCTTCGAGCGACGCGCCATCGGCTCGCCCGACGTGAGGGGGTTCGAGCTGGGGCCCGAGGCCCACGCGATGGGCGTCATCTACTCGATGCAGCGGTGGCTGGTGGGCGCCGACCCGCAGCCGGCGCCGCTGGACGCGGCCGCGGACGGCCTGCTCCGCGACGCCGAGGGCGGCTACCTGTCCACCCACTCCGTCCTGACGCGGCAGGCGTTCGCGACCGGCGGCACGGACGAGAACGGCTTCCGGATCTACTCCTATGGGGCCGGCGGGTTCCTCAGCGTGGTCAACGTGTCGGGCAACCCCGACTCGGGCGACCCGAGCAAGGTCGAGCTGACCTACCAGTTCGAGCGGGCGCGGTCGCACCTGATCAACCAGCCGGCCGTCACGGGCGGCGTGACGATCGTCAGCGACAGCGCCCTGGACACCACCCAGAGCGTGACGGTCGAGAACGAGGGCGCCGGCACCACGGAGACCATCGCGCTGAACGGCACGACCCCGGTGGTGGGGCTGACCCTGACCTTCGCGGACATCGACGCGATCGCGCTGGACGCGGAGACCGAGGGGAACATCACGATCACGTTCACCACGGGCGGCCTGGTCTGCGCGGTGATCGAGGGCAAGGTCAGCAACAACGGGATCGAGGGCGACCTCGGCCTGCCGCTGCTGGGCGCCGGCAGCTTCGAGGCGGCGCTGGGCCTCGCGTTCCAGACGGTGCTGAACGCCGGCGTGGCGAGGGGCGTCAGCCCGATCGCGACCAACGTCATGGGCATCAGCTTCGAGGTCACGAACAACCTGGCGCAGGACGCGGTGGTGGGCACGCGGAGGATGGTCATCAGCCCCGGAAACCGTGACCTGAAGTTCAACGCCACCGTCTTCAGCGACCAGGCGTCGCACGACGACATCGTGGCTCACCTCCAGGCCACCGAGGCGGACATGGTCTGGACCTTCACCGGGGGCGCGACGGCCAGAGAGGTCACCCTCGGGGCGGCGGCGCTCACCTCGCCGGGCGAGCGGTCGTACGCCAAGGGCGAGGCCACGATGCAGCGGGACAACGAGTTCACGGCGAAGACCATCGCCATCACCGACGGGCTGTAAGAGAACCAGCCCAGCTGTCACTGAGGAGTGATCATGGCCGACGACATCACCTCCTTCCTCGTCAAGCGTGACGGAGAGGGAAACGTAGAGCCGTACGAGGTAAAGGTCACGGGGATCAGGGAGGAGAACGAGCCCCTGCTCATCAAGATCCTGCCCACGACGGTGGGCTCGCTGAAGGGGCTGACAGACCCCAACGCGGACGTGATCAAGTGGAGCATCGAGGACAAGATCGAGTACGTGCGTCGTCACGTGGTGGAGCCGGACTTCGGGGCCCTCACCGCGGAGGAGCTGGAGGAGCGGATGACGATGTGGGACCTGGACATGATCCTCATCTCGGCGGTCCAGCACGGCGGGCCGATGAGGCAGAAGAGGGGAGACGGTAAGAAGGGCCCTACCGGGGGCGGCCGGTCGAAGAGGAGATCGCCGCACTCGAAGCGTACCTCCACGACCTAGGCTACCGGTACACCGGGCCCGGCAACCTGTACCAGGTGACGTTCTTCGAGATCGCGAGCCTCTCGGAGGGACGCCGGATCCTAGGACTCGTGGCGGACGGCGTGACCAGCGCGGAGGAGGCGGAGCTGAACAGGCTGGCTGAGGAGCTAGAGACGAGATAGATGGCCACCTTTCCGATCGGGGCACAGGTAGGCGCGGACACCAGCGCGTTCGTCGGCGCGATGGGCGGAGCCACCCGCGGGCTCAGCGCGTTCACGGGGGCGGCGGGCCTGGGCGCCGCGGCGATCGGCGTCTTCGCGGGGGCGGCCGGCCTGGGCGTCGCGATCAGCGCGGCCCGCGAGTTCCAGACCGAGATGATCAAGCTCAACACGCTGGTGGGCATCCAGTCCGAGCAGGTGGAGGCGTGGGCCGACTCGATCAAGGACCTGGCCGTCGAGACGGGGAAGGCGCCGGCCGACCTGGCCCGGGCGATGTTCGCCATCACGTCGGGCGGCGCGCGAGGGCAGGAGGCGCTGGACCTGCTGGAGCAGGCGGCCAAGGCGAGCGCCATCGGCCTGGGCGACATGACGGCGATCGGTCGCACGGCCACCGCGATGCTCCAGGCCTTCGGGTCCGAGGGGCTCACGGCCGAGAAGGCGATCGACATCATGACCGCCACGGTGCGGCTGGGCAACCTGGAGGCCAGCGGCCTGGCCACCGCGTTCTCACGGGTCCTGGGTCCGGCCAAGGCGCTGGGTACCAACGTGGAGAACATCGGCGCGTTCATGGCCACGTTCACCCGCCTGGGCGGCTCCACCGAGGAGGCGGCCACCGGGCTGCTCAACGTCTTCAACCTCCTGATCAAGCCGCCCAAGGACGCTCGCAAGGCGATGGCGGAGTTCGGCATCTCGATCGAGGACGTACGGGCGACTCTCGCCGAGGACGGGCTGCCTGCCGCCCTAGCCCAGATGAAGGCCGGCTTTGAGGGCAACATCGACGCGATGGGCCGGGTGATCCCCAACACGCGAGCCCTCATCGGGTTCCTGAACACCGCCGGCCTGCAGGCGGACAGCTTCGCCTCCGACCTGATCTCGATCGAAAACTCCTTGGGAGAAACGGAGGTGGCCTTCGAGACCTGGGGTCAGACGGCCGACGCGGCGTTCGACCGGTTCTCGGCCCAGGCGAAGACGGCCGCGATCACGATCGGCGACCTCTTCCTGCCCCCGCTGATCTTGCTGCTCAACACGCTGACCAGCCTGGTCGGGTTCCTGGAGAAGTCGGCCGACGGCTGGGGCCTGATCTTCGGGGCGGTCGGCAAGGCTGGCGAGGAGGTGAAGGAGTTCCTCGCGCTGGCGGCCTCGGTACCCGTAGAGATCGAGCCGGGCACCCAGGCCGTGTCGGAGTTTGCGGAGGCGCTGGAGGGTATGAGCGACCTCAACCTGGAGTCGCTCCAGGGCCTGGCCGTGTTCAACATCCGTCAGCTGCAGGAGGCGCTCGCCTCTGGGAAGCTGACCGCTGATCAGCGGGAGCAGGCCATCGGCCAGCTGGAGCGAGAGCGTGAGCGGTTGCGGCTGGTGAACGACGAGATCCGGGAGCAGATCGCCGCCCGCGACGCAGCCGCCGAGGCGCTCAAGAACGAGGTGGAGGAGAAGGCGTTGGCGCGGCTCGCGACGGAGGACGAGCTGGAGGGCATCGAGTCGATCGTGAACGCGCTTCAGGATGAGCTGGACGGGCTGACGATGACCCGGGCCGCGATCATCGACAAGGAGCTGGTAGACCTGCGGGCCACGGACACGACGCGCGAGGCCGTGGCAGAGCTCCTGGAGGAGATCAGGGCTCAGAACGCTCTGGCCGACGCGGTGAAGGACGCGGCCCGCGAGAAGGACAAGTCGGCCCGGGACGAGACGCGTCGCCTCGCAACCCTGAAGAAGGAACGGGAGCGGGCGGCCGCGACAGCCCAGCGAAGGGCAGAGCGTGAGGAGCTGGCCAAGCTGAACGCTGAGATGCAGGAGGCCATGGCGATCGCCCAGCAGTTCGCCGACACGATCGCGACCGCGTTCGAGGACGTGATCAGCGGGACGTCCAGCGTCGCCGAGGCCTTTGGCACCATGGTGACCGAGATCCTGAAGCAGATCCAGCGGATCATCATCCAGAAGACCATCGTCGAGCCGCTCGTGGGCGCGCTTCTGGGTCAGATTGGGCCGTCTGCGTCGCGAGCCCACGGTGGCTCGGTATCGGCGGGCAGCTCGTTCTTGGTCGGCGAGCGCGGACCGGAGCTGTTCACGCCCGGCACCTCGGGCAACATCACGCCGAACAGTCAGCTAGGCGGCGGGGCCGCGGTCATCGTGCAGCAGACGATCATCTTCTCGCCGAGCCTGATCGACGGGCGGTCAGGGGAGCGGTTCATCCAGGAGCAGGCCGGCGTCATCACGGGCCTGGTCGCCGAGGGCGCCCAGCGCAGCGCCCAGCTGGCCGGCGCGTTCCAGGGCGAGACGGGATGACCCTCAAGCCCAGCATCGCCAGCCCGGAGGTCGAGTTCGACGCCCGCAGCGTCGCCGGCGTGCCCGAGGACGACTGGGACCAGACGGTCACGTGGCCCGACACGGCGGGAAAGCTCGGCGGGCCGTTCGACGGCACCGGCGCCGGGGGCACGCGACGGTTCGAGGAGTTCGGCGTCCGCGGCACGTTGCCCCAGGTCCGGTGCCGAGGCACGGGCAGCACGCCCGCTCGTCAGGACCGGTTCAGCTTTGACGCCGCGCCCTTCATCAACAGCAACGTCACCTTCTTCGCGGTCGTCCACGCGATCAGCCTGACCAACCATCTCCCGATCATCGGATCAAGCGTGGCTTCGACGCCACCTCGGATATGGTCTGTGTTCGCTAAGTCGAACGGAGCCATTGTCTTTACTCGTGGCACCGACCCCTACGACGTGATCTCGGCGACCGGGGTCATCGTCGCGGGTGGGCTCTACGTGATCACGGCGAGGGCCGAGGGAACGACCATGATCCTGCGCGTGAACGGGGTCCAGGTTGGGGTCAACGCCTCCGCGGGGTCCGTTCTCGACTGGGCTAGCCCTCGTCTCTTTGAGGTTAAAGATACGACGACCGGTGGCGTGGGCGACACCACGGGTCGGGACAAGGCCGCGGCGTGGATCAGCGGCTACAGCTCGGCGGCGTCGGACCAGGACGTCATCGACATGGAGGGCTTCCTCGCCGACCGGTTCTCGGTGCCCGGGGTGGTCTCGCCCACGGCGTCAAAGCCCGCCATCGCCAGCCCACAGATCGAGTACGACGTGAACTCCCTCGGCGCCCTCGGCGAGGGCGACACCGTCGCCCCCTGGGACGACCAGACCGTCAACGGGAACGACGCCATCGCGGTGGGCACCCCGGAGATGGACCTCGGCGGGTGGCTGAAGGACGGCGGGCCGGCCGTGCGGATGACGCTGCCCGACGGGCAGGTCAACTTCACCGACCCGGGCTTCGGGGGAGAGGACGAGATCACGTGCTTCTGGGTCTTTCGGTTGGTGGACATGTCCGCCACGAACGTCCTCACGGGCGGGACCTCGTTCACGTCCCTGACGCAGATCGAGGCCTTCGTCACAGCAGCCGGCAAGGTCACGGTCAGCTTCGGGACCGACGAGGGGGTGCTGGCGGTGTCGTCCGCGGACGGCGAGATCCTGCCCGACACCGACTACGTCCTCAGCTTCACCCACTCCTCGACGGACGGGAAGATCCTCCGCAAGAAGGTGCTCGACGTGAACGGCGTCCAGATCGGGGCCAACCCCGCCAGCACCGGCAACCTCATCGTCTGGAGCGGGCCCCAGCTCTGCAACATCGTCGACGTCGCCTTCGCCAAGTTCATGAAGTACATGTGGTTCAGCGGCTACACGTCCCTGGCCTCCGTCGGCCAGCTCATCCAGATGGAGGAGTTCCTGGCCGAGACGTTCCTCGGCCAGAGCCCCCTGGCGGGGTTCCCTCGCGACGTGCCGCCCCGGCGCGTGGGCGGCCTGTTCAACCCGGGCGCCGTCAAGCGTCGCACGAACGCGGGGCTCACGCAGATCAGGTCACTGACCGCGATCGGCTGGTCGTGGACGGAGACCTTTCCCCTGCTCCGGGTGTCTGATCCCGACCACGTGGCGCTGACGGCGTTCATCAAGAACGCCTGGCATGCGGGCCAGATCTTCAAGGCCGTCCACCCCCTGCGTCCGGGCAGCGGGCTCACGCCCAACGGGCTCGGCACCGCGAACGTCATGGTCGTGGGAGCGGGCCAGACGGGGAACAGCGTTCTCACCGACGGGTGGCCCATCAACACTGTCAACTGCGTCGTGGCCGGGGACGTGATCTCCATCGGCGGCGAGGTCGCCGTCTACGAGGTGGTCCAGTCGGCCGACTCCAACGGGACGGGCGAGGTGACCGTCCTCGTGAACCCTAACCTTCGGTCGTCGCCCGCTGACAACGCCCTCGTGACGACGACCGACGTGGAGTTCGTCGTGACGATCCTAGACCGCTCCAGGTTCGAGTCGGCCCAGCCGCCGAACCTCTTCGCGGACTATCAGGTGACGTTCGGCGAGGCGCTGCTCTGATGGCCGTCTTCCCGGCGGCACCGGCGCCCATCACCGTGGGCGACCTCTGGGGCTCGGGCGCGCTCAAGGACGTCGGGCCGTCGGGGCTCATCCAGCTGCGACCCACGAAGGCCGCGGGCTGGTCGTGGAACCAGACCTGGGGACTGCTCAGCGTGCGCAGCTTCGTCCACATGGAGCTGATCGCCTTCCTGGACCGGGCCTGGAACCGGGGGGAGATCTTCGACGTCACGCACCCGCTGGTGCCCGGCAGTGGCACGTCGCCCAACGGGCTCGGCACGAGCGGGGTCCTGGTCGACGGCGCGGCTCAGCTGGTCGGCGCGACCTCCATCTTCACGGACGGGTGGCCGGTCTCCACGCAGGACGTGACGCGAGCCGGGGACGTGATCAAGATCGCCGGCGACTCGGCGGTCTATCTCGTCACCGCCCGCGTCTCCTCGAACGGCGCGGGCGGGGCGGAGGTGCCCATCACCCCGCCCCTCAGAAAGAGCCCGGCTGACGACGCGGCCGTGACCACCGCCGACGTGACGTTCAGGGCGGTGCTGGCGGAGCGGTCACGGTTCGAGGCCTCACGCCCGCCCCTGTTCCACGGGGGCTACTCGGTCGTCTTCACGGAGGCCCTAGCGTGAGCCCGCGTACACTGAACACGGCGGTAGACGCGGAGAGGCTGGAGTTCACCTACCTCTACGAGATCAACCACAGCGGTGGGACGATCTTCATCACCAACGCGTCCCGGGACATCGTCGCCCTGGGCGAGACGTGGACCGCGGTCGGCGGCGCGCTGCTGCAGGGGCCGGTGTCGGACATGTCCGACCGCAAGGCCCAGGGCGTGGAGCTGAGCCTCTGGGGCGTCAGCCAGACGATCATCGCGCTGATCCAGCTCAACCAGTTCCGGGGACGGACCATCCTGATCTACCTCGTCGGCGGCGACCCCGACACGGGCGCGTTTACGACGCCCGACCTCATCTTCAGGGGACGCCAGAACTCGGACTACAAGATCACCGAGGAGCGGGACCACGACTCCACGACGTCGGGCGGCTCGGTCGTCGTGAAGACCCGCATCTCGTCGGACCTCTCGCAGATCAACACCAAGATGTCCTGCCGCTGCTCGGTGCCCAGTCACCAGGCATACCTGAGTCGCGCCGGCTTAGACCCGGACGACGACTTCTTCGAGCGCACCCTCTCGATCATGAACACGGCGATCTACTGGGGCACGGAGAACCCCGACCTCCCGGAGCCCACGCCGCAGAACATCTGGGCCAACCGCGGTGGTGACAACTGATGACCAGGCCGCGGCTGGAGCGCGTCGAGAACTGGGACTCACGCCTGGTAGAGTTCGCCCGAGAGGTCACGGACCAGCCGTTCGAGTGGGGCGTGACCGACTGCGCCTCGCTCGCGCGACGCGGGCTGGAGGTCGTCTTCGGGCTGGACCTGTGGCGGGGACACGTCGGCACGTGGAAGACGAGGCGCGGCGCCCTCGGCGTGTCCGGGCGAACGGAGCACCAGGAGGCCCTCAGAGCGTCCGGGGCGGTCGAGGTAGGCAAACACTACGCCTGGAGCGCCGACGTGGCACTGGGGGACAGCGTGGACGACCACGGCATGCTGCAGGTCGCGCTCCTGCTGCCCACGAGGAAGGCGATGACGTCCACGCCCGAGCGGGGCGTCCTGATCGTCGACAAGCTCAGCCTCGCCGAGGGCACCACGTTCTGGCGGTACACCACCGAGGAGACGGGCTGATGTCCGGCGCCAAGGACTTCATCATCGGCGGCGTGGCCATCGGGCTGAGCTTCGTAGCGGCCGCGGTGCCGGGCGGGCAGTTCCTCGCGGGGCCGCTGTTCGCGTACGGCACCGGGCGGATCATCCAGGGGCTGACCAAGATCTTCTTCACCGAGGAGCAGCGGATCCAGGGGCAGAAGCTCAACGTCCGCAGCACCCAGGCGTCGCTCCCGGTGGTCTACGGGATCAGCCGCGTGGGCCTGAAGGTCATGGACATGCGCATCGTCAACGACCAGGACCCCGCCACACCGAGCGCCGACCCGGCGGCGCTGTTTCCCACGGGCGGCGGGGAGGACGCGGACGAGGCCGCGGACAACGATGACATCCTCGCGAAGGTCGGCGCCCTGGCCCTGGGCGCGGTGGACGGCACCGGCGTCCAGGACATGAACAACGTCCGGGTCTACTCGGACACGTTCAACGCCATCCCCAACCCCGGCCCGTTCTCGGCGGCGCCGACTAACGCGGGCGTGGACGCCCGGTACGCCACCCACCTGAAGTACATCCTGGAGGACGGGAGCGACGTCCAGTCGCCACGCGTCGAGCTACAGAACCAGCTGGGGTGGACCGCCAACTTCCACGGCCGAGGCGTGGCCTACGCCGCGTTCTTCTCGTTCTACCGGCCCGACGTGTGGAACCAGGGGATGCCGCAGTACACGGTCGAGGTCACGGGGAACCGGGTCTACGACCCGCGGACCTCGGCGTTCATCAACTTCGCCACGTCCGGGCCGTCGTCGGACAACCCCGCCCTCTGCGTCCTGGACTACCTCACCTCGGGGAGGTACGGCGGGGCGGTCCCGTACGCGGCCCGCGACGGCGGGGCCGACGACTTTATCGACGAGCAAAGCTTCATCGACGCGGCCAACTACTGCGACGACCTGGTCTCGATCCAGCCGTCGGGGACCGAGAAGCGGTTCCGGATGAACGCTGCGCTCGACACCGGGATCATGGTGGCCGCCAACGTCCAGGACATGCTGGCCACCTGCCGGGGCGAGCTGATCTGGCAGAACGGGCTCTACCGGCTGATCATCCGACAGGTGACCACCCCGGAGACGTTCGAGCTCACGGAGGACAACATCGTCGGGGCGATCCAGTGGACCCGGAAGGGCGCGTCCGTCCCCAACCACATGGAGGCGGTCTTCCCCGACTCGCTGGACAACGACTACAACCCGAACACGGTGACGTGGCCGCTGGTCGGCGACACGACGCTCCTGGACGAGGACGCCGGCGTGGAGAACCGGGCGGAGCTGGCCCTGCCCTACACGACCACGTACCTGCAGGCCCAGCGTACGATCATGGTCCTGCTCCGCGAGGCGCGGAACGACGTCTTCATCAACCTCACCGCGACCCAGGCTGCCTACGAGCTGCAGGTGGGCGCCGTGGTGAAGGTCACCCACGAGGGGCCCGGCTTCGATCAGCTGGAGATGACGGTCCGCCAGATCTCCCTGACCCCGGACGGGCTCGTCGGGCTCGCGCTCCAGCAGTACACGGCCGCGGCCTACGACCTGGACACGCTCGCCGCCCAGCCGTCGGCGCCGACGACGAACCTTCCGGACCTGACGTCGATCGATCCGCCAACCGCGCTGGTATTAACCGCGGACGAGACGACCACGCTGCGGACCCAGGACGGTCAGGCGGTGCCCCGGATCCGGGTGGAGTGGACGCCGCCGGTGGACCCGTACCTGTCGCACTACGAGGGCCAGTTCTTTCGGACCGCGGCACCGACGGAGCTGGAGGCGATCGCCAACCCGCAGAAGTTCGACGACAACATCTTCATCTGGCCGGTGACGGAGGCCGAGAACTACACGGTCCAGATCAGGTCGGTGAACAGCCTCGGGGTCAAGAGCGCGTTCGTCTCGGCCAGTATAACTGTGGTCAGTGAGGGCCAACCCGACTTCTCGTTGACGGCGATTCTCGACGTATCCCTGGCGGCGGTCGTGGAGGCGGACGGGAACGCGGGAGTGGCGTCCTACAAGATCGCCTTCGTGAAGGGGTTCTCGCCGCTCACCGAGCCGACCGACGCGGTGGTCCGAGCCAGGGGGTTCGTGAACGGCCAGAAGCTCAGCGTCGCGGACGTCAACGCGGCCTACACCGACGTCCCGGTGGCGCTCGGCCCCGGCGAGGCGTGCCTGTTCAAGGCGTTCGCCTACTCGCTGGCGGGTGGCGTGGGGAACGAGTCAGAGCTGCCGGTGACGGCGTTCGTGACCCGGTTCATCGACCTGGTGTTCCTCAACCTGGCCGGGGGCAACTATACGATCGTGCAGGACGAGCTGCTCCACAACGCCGACATCGTGTTCGACCTGAGCGAGAGCCGGCTCAGGATCCAGGACTCGGTGCAGGGCGGGGCGGCGTTGGCCATCACGAGCGGTGACAGGATCCTGATCCTGGCCGCGCCGGACGTACCCTAAAGGGAGAGACAGAATGTCAACCTTCGTACTGATCGACGTCGGGGGCGGAGACCTTAGCGACCCGCTGAGGCTGGAGAACGACACGTCCGGGAACGCCGCGATCTTCCGGGTTCAGAACAACGGCAACCTCGTCGTGCTCATCGACGGCGTGCTCATCACGCTGGCCAACCACGTACAGATCTCCAACAGCTTGATCGTCGGGCTGGGCCTCGTGCAGACGGGCACCGCCAGCGTGGGCTTCGGGCTCACCCCGCCCGCCGACGGGAAGCTGTTCGCCACGAAGACCGCCTCCAGCGGCTTCATCTTCGAGGGCGTGGACACGGAGGTCACGAACCCCTTCGGGATGCTGCTCAACTTCTCGGCGTCCTCGCCGGACGACAACATCCGTCGGTTCCTGGAGTGTATCGACGCCACCACCGCTCGGTTGTTCATCGACTCAGACGGTGACGTGAACAACCATGACGGGATCTACGGGACGATCTCCGACGAGACGCTCAAGCAGGACATCGAGGACGCCGCGTCTCAGTGGGACGACTTCAAGGCGCTGCGGTTCCGGAAGTTCAAATTCAAGACGGACGTGGCGGCGCACGGGGCTGGCGCGCAGACCAAGCTCGGGCTGGTCGCGCAGGAGGTGCGGGCCACGTCACCCGGCCTCGTCGGCTCGTCCGACATGAGGCACGACCAACGAGACCCCAAGAAGCCTCACGTTCCCGACATGAAGCTGACCCTGAAGCAGTCCATCGTGTTCATGAAGGGGATGAAGGCGCTACAGGAAGCGATGCTGCGGATCGAGGCACTGGAGGCGGGACCATGAAGCTAGACAGCGAGGAACAACGAGAGGATCTGCTGGAGCTGCTCAGCACCGTGAGGGTCAGCACGACGCTCGGCACGATCCATGAGACGCAGGCCGAGGCCGACCGGATCATGGACCCGATCAGGAACGCCGGGATCGAGGGCGAGGACGAGCGGCCAGTGGTACCGATCGAGAGCCTGGCGCCTGACCCGCCGAAGCTGGAGGCCGTGCCGTGAGCATGTTCAACGACGAGAAGGGCAAGACGAGCATGGGCCGCGCTCTGCTCCTGACCCACACGTTCTTCAACTGGATCTGGATGTGGCTGTTCATCCTCGGGCTCGTGGAGCCGATGGACGGCGACGTGCTCAACATGCTGATCGGCTCGCTGGACGTCACCATGTTCATCGTCTTCGGCGGCTGGGTGATCGGGCCTAGATCCTTCCAATACCTCTTCCCGCAGCTGGGCACGGTCGCGTCGGCCGCGGGGAAGCTGGTCGGTCGAGCCAGGGGGACCGACGACCGGTACACCGACGACGAGAGGGACCTGTGAGGGGCGTGCTCGGGTGGGACTACGAGCTGGTCGAGACCGTGGCCAACGGACAGTACAGCTCCCGGCTGAGGGACGAGCGGCGCGGGGTCATGCTGCACTACGACGGCTCGGGCTCGGACCGCGGGGCGGTCCAGTGGTTCGGCGACCCGCGCTGCCGGGTCTCCTACAACGTGCTCGTGCTCGACGACGGGGACTACGTTCAGATCGCCCCGGACGAGGCCCGTGCCTGGCACGCCGGCCGGTGCGCGACGTCTGACCCGGCCCAGCTCCCGTACACCGACGCCAACAGCGCCTTCTACGGGGTGGCCATCGCCAGCTCCGGCAAGGAGGCCGTCACGCCGGTCCAGCTGCTCACGGTGGTGGCGCTCTGCCGCGGCTACTTCCGGAGGCACGGGTGGCCACTGGGCCAGACGTGGCGCATCGTGAGTCACCGGTCCGAGGCGACGCCCCGTGGCCGGAAGACCGACCCGGAGGGCGCGGACCTGAAGAACCCGATCATGTCTACCGAGTACGTCCGCGGGCTACTATCTAAGGTGAGAGAGACGACGTGAGCCCTCCAGGTCAGCGCTACCAGGTTCGACGGGACGACTTCTTCTACCTGCTGGCTCAGGGGCTCATCCCCAAGGCGAGCGGCCTCAACAAGTTTGGCCGAAATCCCGACATCGACACCGGCACCCTGCCGGAGGACGTGTGGGACGCGGGCGGCGTCTGGGTGCCCCCGACCATCGCCCGCGTCCACGACCTGGTCAGCACGAGCGTCAACGACGCGGCGGGGGGAACCGGCGCACGAACGGTCCGGCTCACGGGCCTGACCAGCTGGTCGGCGCTACCGGAGACTGAGGTGGTGACCTTGGACGGCACCACCCCCGTCGCGACCCTCAAGGCCTGGGTCGTGATCTACCGGATGGAGACGCTCACGTTTGGCGGCACGCGGTCGAACGAGGGCGACGTCACGGCGACGGCTGTCGTGGACGCGACCGTCACGGCCCAGATCGGCGTGGGCTCGGGTCAGACGCTCATGGCCATCTTCGCGATCCCGTCGGCGCAGAAGCTCTTTCTCACGAGATACTACATAGGATGGGTTCGAAGCGCCGCGGCGGCCAACAGCGCTGACCTGGACCTGTTGGTGAACCTTCGACCTGACCAGGCAGACGGCGGCTTCGTCACGAAACACCACCTGGGCCTGTTCGGCTCGGGTACCACGCATATCCCCCATGAGTTCAAGCCCTACCTCGTCATCCCCGGGCCGGCGATCATCAAGCTACAGGTGACGGACGTGAGCGCGAGCAACACGAGCATCACGGGCGGCTTCGACGGCGTAGTCGTGGAGGTGTGATGAGCGTCGAGACCGAGCTGACGAACGTGACCAAGGTGGAGGTGAGGTTCAACCTAGCCAGCCTCTCTAACGTAGAGATGCTGCCAGGTCTAGTGCCGCTGGAGCTGCCGCGGCTCGGTGACCTCACGCTCTACTACGACCCTCTAGAGCAGGGCGACCTCTCGATCATCGAGGACGTGGTCAGCGGGGAGAGCATGACGCGGATCCCCTCGCTCGACTTCTCGTACAACGCCAGCCCGCCGTCCGTCGACCTGGCCGTGGGCACCGACGCTCGGAACCTGCTCGTGGACCCGTCGCTCATCCGCGCCGGCGCCGACGGTATCCAAACCATCATGATGCTGCTGAAACCTGACGGCGTCATCGCCGACCAGTACGCGTTGGACTACGGGACCAACGGAAACACCATCCTCCTGGGATTCGTCGACAGCCGCTGGGAGTTCTTCGTCGGCGTCGGTGACTTCACGGGCGACGACCCGCGGACGGGCACGCAGATGGTCGCCACCGCGGGGGCGTGGCAGACCGTGTGCTACACGGTCGACGTGGACGGGGCCGGCAAGCAGAGCGGCTACCTCGACGGCGCGCTGGCCGTGGGTCCGCTCAATAAGACGTTCGACCTCACCCAGGCGGCCGCGGTGCTGGACCTGGGTCACACCAACGGCGCGGCCGACCTCGTGGGCGAGTTCGGGGCCTACCTGCACTGGACGGTCGCCCTGACGGCCGCCGAGGTCGCCCAGGCCCACAATTTCCTGCGAGCCATCAACGCGGGCTACGGACTAACGGAGGCGTAGACGTATGAGCCAGTGCCAGACGTTTAACTTTCAGGCAGGGCAGGTCAGAGCCCGGATCATCCTGGCGGTAAAGACACGGGATCCCATCACCCAGCTCCTGTCCGCCCTGGACCTGTCGGCCGCCACCCAGTTCGACGTCACGATCAAGAAGCCGTCCGGTGGCAAGGTCACCTATCTGTCCGGGCCCGGTGAGGTGATCTTCACCCCACCGCCCGACGGGACAGGGGACGGCACCGACGGCCTCATCGAGGCGGCTACCCTCCTCGCGACCGACCTGGACGAGGCCGGCACCTACCTCGTCCAGGCTGAGATCACGGACGCCGGGATCGACGGCTTCACGCAGGTCGGGTCGTTCACGGTGGGGGCGAACCTATGATGAAGGCCCAGCAGCTCGTCATCCTGGTCCTGGCGGTGGTCGTCACCGTCGGGGCCACCCGGTTCGTGGACGGCTTCGGTCGCCGCGGCCTCCAGCACGCCCTGGACACGCTCGCCTCCAACGAGATCCTGCGGCGCGCGGCCGACTCGCTACGGTGGGAGGTCCAGCTCGCGACCATCTCCGACGACCTCGGGGACCAGCTCCGCGCCGCGTCCGACTCGACCGGCAGCCTCGAGGACCGGACAGCCGTCCTGATCGCCAAGGTGGAGAGCCTCCAGGGCCGCGTCCAGCAGGCGACCGAGGTGAGCGTCAGCCTGATCGCCGCGCTCCGGACCGACTCCGCCTGGGCCGAGGTCTTCGCCGCCGCCCCGGACGCGCTGCCCGACTCCATCACGTCGCCGTACGACGACGGCCTCCTCTCGGGCCGCATCGCGTTCTATCCCCCTGTCACCGAGTTCGGCCTGGAGTACACGGCCCAGATCAGGGGGACGCTCGTGACCGCGGAGCTGCCGGACGGACGCTGGTCCGTGTTCGCTGCGGCCGAGGACACGGCCCGCGTCCGGTTCGACCTGCCGCGCGTCTTCATCGACCCGGCCGACCCGGTCGCGTACTGCTCCATCGTACAGCGCGGGAGGTGGGGCGGGCTCGGTGGGCTCATCGGCTATCTGGTGGGCTCGTTCGGCGGCTGAGCTTGGTGGGGTGCGTGCGGCGGGCAGGATCGCGAGAGCGGCCGCGCCACGTAGCGCGTACGACGTGCGGGGACCACCTGGAGTGGTAGCGTCAGGGCGAGATACCCGGACGGCGTGAGCACAAACGAAACAACCCCGGACGTCTAAGAGATTCAGACGCCCGGGGTCCGGCCTCGCTGGGAGGGCTGGTTCGAGGCTCAGTCAGCGACCTCCACGGTGCAGCCCCACACGTCACAGACGCCGGTCATGTCGCCGTCCTTGTCATGGCGAGGGACGGCGCCCAGCTGGGCGATCCGGTCTGAGAGCGCGTCGCTGAAGTGTTCCTCCAGTGCCTCCACGGCCTTGAGGTCGTCACCCTTGATGGTGATGGTCACGGTACGTATCTTCATGAGATCTTCTTGGTCTCGCTGAAGTCGCCCTCGTTGACGCCGCGGCCGGCGACGTCCACCTTGCTGCCGGCGCGTTGTCCGTCCTGCATACCGCGGTAGTTGCTCGTTCTCTTGGTGGTGAGGAACCGCGCCTTGCTGTATTCCTGGTGGCTCATCCACTCCTGGACCGCGTCCGCCTCGTCGTCTAGCCGGACGAGGGCGGTGTTGCTGGCGTACTGGACCTTGATCTCGTCCCGCTGCTCACGGAGGCGCCGCTGCACCTCAGCGACGAAGGCCTGCCGCCACGACTCCTTGAAGCCCAGTGCCTCGGTGACGGTGCGCTTCTCGCCGGGTGCCCGGCGGCCGCTGGTCCGGTTACCGTAGAAGACCTTGCGGTAGTCGCGCTCGCTCATGTTGACCACGAACCGAACGAGGAAGGCGGCGAGGTACGAGGCGATCTCCACGTTACCCTTGCGACCGATGATGTCGTAGGTGTTTCCGCCGCAGAGAATAATGCGGCAGTTTTGGCTTCGGCAGATGGAGCCGATCAGCTGCTCCATCCACTTGACCCGTACCTTGGAGTGTTTGATGTCGTGCTCTTCCGGCCAGAAGTGAAAGGCTCCGATTGGCTGGCCCGCCTTGCGCTCGGTCCAGTCGATGGCGCTCAGCTCCAGCTGCTCGCGGGCGGCGATCTCGGCGGCCTTGGCGGCGAAGGCCGCGGCCTCGGCCTGGGTGGTCGCGTCGTCGTTGGCCTGGGCCAGCAGCTTCTTGATGAGGTCGATGGTCTTCTCTTGCGGCGTCATGTCTCTGTCTCCTGTCTGGTTTCGCTGTCAACTGTCTATATGAAAAGATACCACCTCCAGAGAAGTTAGTACACCATATCCCTCCCTCTATATCCCTCAGCCCTCAGATGTGGCAGTCCACGATCGTCAGCCGCGCGCCGTCGGGCAGCGAGTCCAGCAGCTCGGCGAGCCGGGTCTCCCACTCCTGCGGGTCCACCTCGTCGCTGACCACGGCCCACGAGCCCATGGCGCCTCGCTCGTGCCACGTGCCGTCCTTCACCACCGCGTGAACGGAGAGGGCGCGGTCTCTCGCCCGCTGGACGTAGTCCTCGCGGGCCGTCGTCCAGACGCCGCTGTCCGCCGCGAGGTACGTCTTCGCCGAGAACGCCCACGCCGTCACGTCCCTTACCGCGGGCTGCTCGCGGTAGCTGGTCGCCGCCTCCTCGCGGCTGAGCTTCCCCGCGTCCAGCTCGGCGAGGAACGCCGTCCAGGGGGTGAACTCCCGGCCGGCGATCACCCCCTGGACGGCGTCCCACAGGGCGCCGGCGTCGGCGCCGGCCGCCACCCGCATCGTCTCCACGTCCACGTCGCGCTTGAGGGCCGAGTCCGCGCGGCCCGGGCCCGCTGGCCTCGTCCGCATCCCGGGCTCACCGACCTCGCCCTCGCCGCCGTCCCTCAAGAGGAAGTAGCCGGTCCACCGCCCGCCGACGAGGTACCAGTCCCACTGGGCGTTGGGGTTCGTGCGCCGAACGGTCTTGACGACGGCGCCCACCTCGTCCACGAGCGTATAGCCGTACTTGTGCTCGCCCTCCGTGTCCGGCTCCTCGCCGTGGGCGACGAGCGCGCGGTCATACCACTCCACGCAGAACTCTGGGAAGGAGCGTCGCTCGCTGGTCGGCAGGTCAGCCTCCTCCCAGCCGGCCGGCACCTCGTGGACCTGGGTGCGGTAGCCGCGGCCGTCGTCCCAGTCGTGCGACGTCCACTGGAGGCCCTTCCCGTTCCCGCCGGTCCCCCCGAGCGGGCCGATCTCCGTGGCCTCCGTGAGGGTGGGCTCGCGGTAGCAGGCCGGGGCGAAGCGGCTGACCCACTCGTGGTCGGCGTCCTCGCGGACCAGCGCGTCCGTGTGCCTGCAGTATGCGGTCCAGGCGTCGTCGGTCTCGTTCAGCTCCTGGACGTGTTGGTCGTCTTGTCCCGTACACTCAAACTCGTGGAACGGGGCCAGCTGGTCCTCGACGTCGTCGCCGATCACCAGCACGGGGAAGTGTGACATGGGTCAGTCTCCTGTCTCTGAGAGGGTGGGGAACGAGGCACGTCGGTTCCAGGCGTTGAACACGTGGAGGCGGTTCTCGTGATGGACGGCCTGCTTCTGGGAGTGCTCCTTGCCGTAGATGTCTGTCCACGTATGGGTCCGGTGGCCGTCTCGCGTTGGTCCGCTGGCGTCGCAGTTGGGGCACCATAGAGAGCCGGGATCGCCCGTCTCCGCCGGCTCAAAGAACGTGGGCTCCTCGCCGCAGAACGGGCAGGGCTTCGCGTACTTGGTCCGGCACCGCTGGCGCTGGGGCTCGGCCCAGACGGCCGAGACGGTCAGCGCGTCGCTGACCCTCACGTTACACAGAGGCAAGCCCTCGTCGTCCAGATAGTGAGTCTGGCCGGTAGGGCTCGCCCCAACTCTCGGGGCTGTCATATTGACTCTGTCTCCTGTCTAGAGGTCGTTCAACCTACGCGTCTCTCCCACGGACGACCACCTTCTATACGTTGTCCATGCTGTGATGGTAGAAGCCCTCGGCGATCGCGACGTCATACAGCTCGCCGGTCAGCCCCTCAAAGTCCTCGCTCACGCGGCACAGCTCCACGTGGAGCTTGGGGTTGGCGTCGCTCCAGTCGAAGAAGAACCGGAGGACGTCGTCGAGCTGCCTCTTGGTGGTGGCCGTCTCAGGCCCCCTCCTGTAGGCCGAGCGCACCGGCGATCTCGTTCAGCTTCTCGGACACGTATCCCATGGTGCCGACGTGCGCCCAGTTGACGTCGTCGGTCTCGGCCTCGTTCGCGCGGCTGTTGAGTTCGAGGTAGATCTGGCGGGCGAGCTTCTCGTTCTCACCGCTAATCTCGATGAAGCGCTCTCTGGCGGTCTTGGTCATCTGTCTGTCTCCTGTCTGGTGGACGTTGCTCATACTAAAATATACCACCTCTAGAGAAGTCTGTACACTATATCCCTCACCTCAGATGTGGCAGTCCACGATCGTCAGCCGCGCGCCGTTGAGCTATCCGGCGAGGTGGCGGTGTACGCGCGGCCTCATGGGCGGACGTTGCCCAGGAACTTTCTCATGATCTCCACGTACCGGGCCGCGGGTGACCGTCTTAGGCTACCTCCTGGATAAGGTTATTGACAACGTACCGCTTGGCGGCCTTAAAGGAGCGGAAGATCTTGCTCCGAACCTCTACCGGGTAGGGCTCACCGCTGATCTTATCGACGGCATCAAAGGCGAGAAGACCCGCGCGGCAGCCGTCGTCCGCCCAGTAGTTCCAGCGCGGGATCTCCATGTAACCCTGATGGTCGGCGCTGATCAGGCCGACCCGCTCACCGTCCACTAGGACCGCGTACTGTCCAGGCTGGTGGCCGATAGAGGAACGGTCGCCGAAGGTAACGAAGGCCTTGGCGATCTTCTTGAAAGTAATGGTCCGGTTGGTCATCTCTCTGTCTCCTGTCTGGTGTGCGTTGCTCATACTAAAATATACCACCTCTAGGGGTGTAGGTACATGGTTATTTATCAGACGCATAGACGCCTCGTCGCCCTCCCCAAGGGTGATGCGAAGCCTTGATCTTGGCTAGGCATGCTGGGCACTCCAGCTTGGGTCGTCCACGTCCATCGTACGGCGCCTCGTCGCCGCAGCATCGACACATTGGAGGTTGACATCTGATCCCCACGTGCCTCGTCTGATAGTCGTGTTTGTACTGCCGAGCGGCTGGACGCCGGTTCTTATTGTAGCGGCGCTTGTGCCGTCTCCAATACCGGCGTTGCCTCTCTCGTGTCTCCTCTGGGATCAGCCGTCGGCGTCTGTCTTTCATAGCCTTCTTACAGGCCGCACATCTGAGCGCCACCCTCAGCCGACCCTCTACCCGATTCGGGCAGTCCTGACACAGGCCGCGTCGTCGTCGAGCCTCACAGCCACAGGTGAGACCGCCCTCGCGTACGACGCCCATGCCGTCGGTCTCGAAGCTGACGGCCTGACGTTTCCTACAGTGCTTGCACGTGAGAAAGGTCTTCTCCATCACCACTGAACGACCTCCCTCTCGGGGTCTCCCCCTGGTCGCCGGCGACCCGGCCGAAGGTCGGGGGGGGGGGGGGGGGCGCCCCCCCCCCCCCCGGTGCCCCCCCCCACCTCGGGGGCG